ATGCAGCGCCGAGAGCGACTCGGCCACCGCATCGCCGACTTACGGCGGCGAGCCGAGCTCTCACAGGAGGAGCTGGCCCATCTCGCCGGCATGGAGCGTCGGTCGATCCAGCGCTACGAGAATGCGCAGCGGGATCCGCAGTACTCGGACCTTCTGCTGATCGCGCATGCTCTTCGAGTGCACGTCACCGACCTCCTTAACTGACGCCTGGGGTAGCACACGACAGCGTCCAGGGCGCGCTCTTGACTGAACGTCAACGTGCTCCACACGGTAACCCGCATACACGTGCCGCATGCATATATCCGTGAAAAGAGTTTGCACAAAGTGTGGATGCGTAACCCTCCGTGCATGCTGTGGCCAGCGGCCGACGGTCAGCCGGCCTCGCCGTGCAGCTGCCGGAATGCCTCGCCGTCCGCTTCCCTGTACGCGCCGTACAGCTCTTCGGCGCGCTCGCACTTTCCGCCGTCGCGGCTGCGGCACAGGGAGCAGTGGGTGGCGTGGTCGACGTAGGCGCCCCAGGCTTCCTGGACGGGGCTGAGGGTGGCGCGGCCGGTTATCGGCGGGTGGCTTCCCGGCTCGGGCGGCTGGTCTCTACCCTCTGTCATGGCGGCGCTCCGGTGGGTGTCGTCCACGCCCCCGGCCGCTACCACGGTGCGGGGGCACCTGTGAAATTGCACGATACCCCTGCGGGATAGGCGGTATAGGCCGTATAGGGCGTCTCGTCTCGCCTGTCGGGCTAAGCCCACCTAGCGTCTCGATCATGAGATGGGAGCCGGAAATTCCGCGGTGGCGGCAGGTCTACGCCGTGATGACGGAACGGATCGACGACGGCACCTACCCGCCCGACGAACGGCTCCCGTCGGCGATGGCGATCTGCGACGAGTTCGGGATCAGCCAGGTGACTGCTAAGCGCGTGTTGACGGAGCTCCGCGCGGCCGGGCTCGCCTACATGCAGCCGGGCATCGGCACGTTCGTGAGCCCGCTGCCTGAGCCTTCCTCGTAGCCCGCTGACACACCCCGCCGATAAGATCTAAGCCATGCCCCCCACGCCTTCTGAGCGTCCCCCACTGCGCTCTGCCGACGAGCTGAACGCGGCGATCCGCGCGTTCTGGATTGACGGGCGCGGGCATCCCACGGTGGGGCTCACGCCCGACCAGCGGGCGGAGTATCAGCGGCTGCTCGCCGCTCTGGAGGCACTGCGGGCCGTGGAACGCGGGGGCGTGACGACGGCGGCCTAGTGCTTGGCGAGCTTGCCACCTCGTCCGCTGTACCAGGGCAGGGCGAGTCCGTCGTTCTCTGACCGCGGCACCAGGTGCAAGTGCAGATGGAACACCGACTGCGTGGCCACTCGGCCGCGAGACGTGATGATATTGCACCACTGTGATGCAGCAAGCTCCGCCGCCCGTCGCATGGTTGCAGCACTGACCTCAGGGTCGTGGCCCACGTCAGCAACGTGAGTCTTGGGGATCACGAGGAGGTGACCGTCGACGACCGGGTTGAGTGGCACGATCGCGAGCGCGTCATCCCACTCGTGGAAGATCTCTGCGGGTGCGCGTCCAGCGACGATCTCACAGAAGGGGCAGTCGTAAAGCGGCATGGCTTCCGGCATTCGAGGCTCCACGATGTAGGGCGGAGCCATCAGCATAGGATCCCCGGGTGGCACACACCTTCGAAGATCTCGTGCAGCTTGAGCGGGCTGCGGTCGATGCGCACGCCGCCCTCACCACCGCCGACGACCCGGATGCAGCCCGGCGGGCCGCAGTCGACGCCTCCGCCGCCTTCCAAGCCGCCGTGACCGTGTACGCGGAGGCGGAAGGCGAGTCGCGGGTCGACGTCGAGATGCGGGTGAAGAAGGCCGTGCGGCACGGGGAGACGGCGGGCTGACAGCAGTACGCCCCGGCCGGGCGCTGTTCCGGACGGGGCGTCAAGCTCACGCAGCCAGCATGGGCTTGTGTTGCGATCAACTGTACGAGGCGGGGCCGACAATGCAGGGCTGACTGCTAGCTGAGGTCGTCGCCCATGGGATACGGCCCGCGCCGACTCTCGAAGACGAACTGGTCGACGGGTAGGCCGATCGCCCGAAGGTCGCCCGGTTCGCCTACCACTCGGTCGGTCGTGTCGTAGAGGCCGACCTGCTTGGTCTCCCAACCCGTGGGCTCGCCGTCAAGGTCAACCTGCTCAAGGCGTGCCATGGTCGCGGTCTCCGCCGTCTCGCCGCAGTCGGGGTCATAGCCGGTCACGCGGAACACCATGGCGACGTAGGAGCCGACTGGCGGCTTGATCGGGTTCGTCATCTGGGCCTCCTCATCCGATGTCAGCATCGCAGACCGCTACGCCTCGTCGGGCCACTCCGCGAGCGTCGTCCCGGTGTCCTCGTCGACGAGGGTGATGCGCACGCCGTCCCCACCCCAGTCGCCCACCCAGCGCCGGAACTTCGTCCGGGCCGTGGCCTCGCTCCCCCACCAGCCGTGCGCGACCGGGCGGCCGTCGGCGGCGAGGAGGAGGTGGAAACGGCGCGGGTCAGGGTCGGTGTTCACCGGCTCCGTACACGACCGTCCTGGGGGCGCCGAATTCCAGCACCCTGCGGGCCGTGGTCTCGCACTCCTCCACGGACGGAACCTCGTTCGGGTCTACCGCGCCACGGAACCGGTGCCCACACGGCAGCCAGCGGAACCGCAACACCGGCTCATAGACGTCGAACTTCGGATCCTCCACCCGGTAGTCGATGCGCTCCGGCTCGACGTCACAGGCCGGGCAAGGCGGCAGAGGCGGGGCAGGCTGGTGGCGCAGGATCGTCCCGAGCCCCTGGGCGGCCCGCTCGTTGAACTGGCGGCGCAAGTCTGCAACCTGCTGGCTGGTGAGTTGCTGGACGTCGTCGGTCATGCGCTCAGGATCGCACGGTCACGTGAGCCGGATCCCGCGCGGTGTCCCGGGCTGGCGCACGATCGCGTACTTCGCCTCCAGCTCCCCCAGCTGATAGTGCACGGCGCTCACGCTACGGCCGAGCTCGGCGGCCAGCTCCGCCACCGTGGGCGCCACCCCATCCTCGGCGATATGCCGGCGGATGACGGCGAGGATGCGCTCCTGGGTGTCGGTCAGGTAGTCGACCTTGTAGCGGGCCATGACGCCAGTAGAGCGCGTGTTCGAATTATGGGGCAAGCGGGAAGCCCGCCGCGACGGGGGGACGCGACGGGCCTGAACGCAGTGTGGCACGGGGTAGCCTGACGCAGCGGCGCCCCGCCCACTTTCCCTGGGCGGGGCGCCGTGCTTGGTTCAGCTACCGGTTCGACCGCTCTTCGTAGGCGGCGCGGAACGGCTTCTCGTGCTCACGCACCGCGTCGGCGATCCGGTTGGCGAGTCCGGCGCCCACGAGTCCCCGGAAGGATGGGTTCTCGGCTTCGTCGTGCTCCATCCAGACGGTGACTGCCTCGCACTTCAGGCACGGGGCATCGTTGCCGTAGCCGAATGTGAGGGTCGCGGAGATGCGGCGGCCATCGGGGTGCGGCTCGATGTTGATGTGGTAAGTGCGGGTGTGACTGTCGCCGTGGTCGGGGTCGTTGAACTCGGCGTATCCGGTCATGTAGTCGTCGGCTGGCGGGCGGACGAGGTCGTCTCGGTCGTGGTCGAAGGGGAAGAGTTCGAAGCCGATGCCGGCTGCTTCGAGGGCAGTGGCCGTTTCGAGGATGGCGTGGGCTTGGCGGAGGCGCATGGTCACTTCTCCCTGTCGAGGTACCGGTAGATGGTGGTGCGGGCGACGCCGAGCTGGTCGGCGATGTCCTGCACGGTGTGCTTGCGCTTGCCGTCATCGCCGAGCTCGTCGTACATCTCCCGTGCAAGTTGGACTTGGCGCGGCTTGAGTGCGGCCTTCCTGCCGCCCTTCCGCCCGCGAGCCCGGGCGGCTTCCAGTCCTTCCTTCGTGCGCTCGACCATCAGGCTGTGCTCGAACTCGGCGATGGCTCCGATGATCTGGAAGAACATGCGGCCTGCCGGGGTGCTGGTGTCGATGCCCTGATCCAGGACCACGAGTCCGATGCCCTTGGCGCGCATCTGCTCCGACAGCTCGATCAGGTTCTTCAGTGAGCGGCCGAGGCGGTCGAGTTTGGTGATGACGAACTGGTCTCCCTCGCGAGCGACCAGGAGCGCCTTCTCCAGTTCGGGCCGGGAGGCGAGCTTGCCTGACGCCTTGTCGACGAAGACCTGCTCGCAACCTGCCGCCCTAAGCGCGTCCTCCTGCGCTTCCGGGTGTTGGTCGCGGGTGGAGACCCGCGCATATCCGATCCTCATGAAGGCAACGTATCACAATGGGGGGTTAGTACAACATAGATAAGGACATGAGTTTGCGTCACATCGGTACTGCGGAAACGGCGTTGACCCGAGCAGTGACGACAGACGTTCGTTTGCGGACACACGACGAAGCCGCCCCCGCCCGCTGCCGGTTGGCAGCAGAGCGGGGGCGGTCGCGTCGGTCAGGCGTGCGGCTCGACGGTGATGCTCTGCCCGTCCCAGCGCAGCGTGTCGCCGACGCTGGCGACTTGGGCGGGTTCGCCGTCGCGCTGGAAGGCTAGGCCACCGGCGCCGAGGCTGGCCTTGTAGCCGTGACGGCGACACCAGCGGTCGGGAATATCGAGGCGGACGCCGAGAGTGAGCCGCAGCGCGCCCGGGTCCATTCCGTCACGGTTGCCAGCGATATAGCGGAGCGAGGCTGCCATCGCGCGCAGGCGCCTGGACCGTCCCGCGCCGAAGGCTCGGTCCGCATCGCGTTCGTACTCCCGGGCCACTTCCCGTAGATCGCTCACAGTGCCCCTCAATCCTCGTCGTCGTACAGCGCAGAGAACGAACGCCGGGCTACGGCACCCGTGTACGCGTCGAGGTTCGCCCATTCCTCAGCGGTCAGCGGACGCGGATCCCGCAGACCCGCCGCGAAGCTGTCCGCCATGGCGCGGCCAAGAGAGGCGTACCGCTCGCTGGTGGTGGGCCTGCCAAGCAGGCGACGGATCAGACGATGCATACGGACAGCATGACAGACCGCCCCCGCTCCCCCACCGCTGTACGCGGCAAGGTGCGGGGGCGTTGGTCAGGTCTCGTCGTCGTCGGTCGGCGGCATGGGCGGCGGCTCCCGGAACGGGCGGGGCGATAGCCAGAACGGCGGGTCGTCTGCGTCCTCGGGCATGACTCGCACTCCAGTTCTCACGCGTCGACGTTGCGGAGGTAGCGGGCCGCGGCCTCCGTCATCGGCTCGGCGGCCGGCGGCTCGAGGCCGGCCTTCTTGATGTGGGAGACCAGGGAGCGGACCCGGTGCAGGAGCCAGCCGATCGCCTCGTCCTGCTCGCCAATGCGTTCCCGCTGCTTCTCGGCCTCGTTCTCCTGGCGTTGAACGCGCGCCTCAAGGCGTTCGATCGCGTTGCCCTGCTGTGTCGTGACTGCGAGGAAGTCGTCGCGGTTCTCTTGGCGCTTGGTGCGCCGCGCCGATCGGGCGGCCACGACGCCGCCGCCCGTGCCGATCAGTGCCAGCCCGGCCTGAATCCAGGTGTCCACCGTCATCTGTAGCCCTCAAGTCTCTTGGGCCGGGCGGGCTCGCGCCATCCGGCAACTACCAGTACCGGTGCAGCGATCGCCCCCCACACCACCGACGCCAGCCAGCCCCGCGGGTAGTCCCCGAGGATCCAGGCGAGGAGGTAGGACACTGTCCACGGCAGCACCATCAGCGGCAGCGCCAGAAACCCAGGCCAGTCCCTCTCCGGCGGCAGCCAGGCCGAGACGATTGCGATGAGCCCCGAGGCGACCCAGATCCAGCCCCACACGTCGAGCGGCATCATCTGCAGCAGGAGCCGCAGCCCGCGCAAGTCGGGCGCCGGGGAGGTGATCTGCCCGTAGCCGATGATTGCCCACACGATGCCGTAGCAGAGGAGGATCGCGCCGCGGCGGCCCAGCGCAACACCGAGCCGCCGGACCACCCGGCGCGGCACTCAGACCGCCTGGGGCGCCGCGGGCACCGGCGCGGCTGGCTTGGGTGCGACGACCTGAGTGCGGGACCACAGGCCGATCGCGACGCTCACCAGGGACAGCCACAGCGCCTGGTGGTCGGCGTCGAGCTTCAGGCCGAAGCCGACGGCGGCGGCGACGAGGGCCTGAGCCAGGTTGAACACGGCCGCACCGATGGAGTCGTGGGCGCTGACGGCGATGAGCAGAGCGACTGCACAGGCGGCGACGGTGTTGACCGTGGCCTGCTGCGTCTGCGTGGCGTGGAAGACGTAGGCGGAGGCGAGCTTCACCAGGATGGAGATGAAGGCCAGGACCGCTGCGGGCTCGCGACCGAAGATTCTGTAAGTGGGCATGGGATGAACCTGTTCTGCGAGTAGGGGTCAGGCGATGACGGTGAAGCCGTACTTGTCGCCGAGCTTCTTGAGGCTGGTCATGCCGGGGATGCCGTCGGCGGCGGTGCCGCTGTAGCCGAGGTGGCGCTGCCACTTGGCGTAGGCGTCGACGGTGGCTGTGCCGAAGTGGCCGTCGCTGTACGCCTTGGCGAGCAGGCCGGCGTTGACGAGGGCGGCTTCGACGGTCTTCACGCCCGTGTAGGTGACCGGCGTGCCGGACGCCTTCGGGTTGGACTTGGCGGCGGCGACGAGCTTCGACAGGTCGACGACCGGCTTGCTGGGCTTGGGCAGCGGCTTGGGCTGCGGCTTCACGCCGAGGCGATTGGCGACGCGAGCGCGCATCGAGTCCATGGTGTAGCCCTTGGGGTCGATCTTCCCGGGCTGCCATTCGAGGTGGCCGATGACCGACAGGGCATCCCAGTCGTGGTGGCGGCAGATCGCCGCGGACACCTTCTCGATGGCCAGTAGCTGGGCGGCAGGCCAGGGGTCGCGGCCGTCGCCGAGGTTCTCGCACTCGAAGCCGTAGAAGTGCCGGTTGCCGTCGACCGTGGCTTCGTTGTCCGTCGGGGCGCTCCGTTCGGCGATGACTGCGGCGAGGACGTCGGGGTCGCCGAGGCCGGCGTGGTTGGCGCGGCCATTACCGACGAGGTGGACGGTGCCGTCTTTGGTGATCACGCCGTGGCAGAGCGGGCCTGGGAGGTCGGATCGGCCGTCGTAGCAGATCTTCACTGTGGCTGTGGCGCCGGAGGTGACGGTGTGGTGGATCATCACGCCGTTCACGGGTCCCCAGGGGCCCTTGCTGTTGCGGTTGTGGTGCTCCCAGTCGCCGACCTCGACGACGGTGACGCCCTCGTCTCGCAGCGCGGTGAGGATCTGGGTTGCGGTCATCGGGGTGGCCATGGTCAGGCTCCGTTCACGTTACTGCCGGGCGCCCACGGCTGCATCAGACTCGCCAGCTGCTGGGCGAGAGAAGCCGCCTCAGCCAGCTGAGAATCCGGAGCAGGAGTGGGCGCCGGGGGAGGGGTGGGCACCGTGGCCCAGGCAGGGACGGTGACGTCGCCTTGCTGGGAGAGCAGCCACTGCAGGTTGGCCGCGGTGTACCAGGCACTTCCGCGCAGGCCCCAGGACTCGCCCCAGCTGTTGTCGATACGGAAGGCGAGCCGGTCGGCGTCGTAGGCGGAGATGACGTATTCGTGGCCGCCCGCCACAGCCGACTTGCGGTCGACGATGACGTAGCCGTCGGGGTCCGTCTCGAACATGGAGTCCAGCCAGACGGTGCCGACCATGACCGGCCCGGACTGCAGCGCCGACTTGAGGGCGTCGAGGCTGAACGCGTGGCTGTACGAGGCCGCTAGGCCCAGCTTCTTCAGGGCCTTGGCGGCGCCGATGCCGGAAGAGCCGGTGTCGTCCGGCGGGTAGGTGCCCTTGATGCTGTCGAGCTGCGTGGCGAGCTCGTACACCTGCAGGGCGAGGGCCTCGTCGACGGGCATCACGTTGCTGCCGATCTCGACGGAGGTGAGGCCGCTGCGAGCCGAGGAGTCGGTGCAGACGAGGCCCGCCGCGGCGTTGCCTGTGCAGGAACCGATCTGCCCCTGGTCGAAGATGGGTGCCCGGCGGGTCCAGTCGACGGACTTGATGGCCGTCTTGGGCAGAACCCCGGCCGCGAAGGCGAGGGACCGCGGGTCGTGCTGTACGTGCCGGCCGAGTCTCGGGTCGGACGGCTCGAAGGAGTGCGTGTGCAAGGGCCCTCCCGGGCATGAAAAAAGGCCCCGGAAGGGGCTTGCTGGTGGCGCGAGTGCGTCAGGACGGCGTCATGGTCCGGGTCGTGTACGCGTTGTAGCCCTTGAAGGCGCTCACGTTGTAGTAGCGGGGCGCGAGGAGGTCGACGAGGGCCTGCAGGAGGGCGTCGCCCTCACTCTCGGTGGAGGGGCCTTCGACGGAGATCGACACCTGGAAGCCCGTCACGGAAGTCGCGTTGAGATGGCCGTTGACCGTCCACGTGGTGTCACCGGTCTGTGTCTGCGGAGTGTCGAGAGGCATGCTGCTCCTAGGCGATATAGGTGGTGACGATGACGATGCCGGCCGCCCCAGAAGCTCCAGCGATCGCCGCCTGGGAGGCTCCGAGTGAGGCTCCTGACGCGCCGCCGCCGTAGGGGTATCCGGAGAAACCGCTGGTGCTGGTCGCGGCTACGCCAGTCGCACGCCGCATGTTGGCCAGGTAGGCAGGTCCGCCGTTGTTGCATTTGATGGGCGTGCTGCTGATGACCTGGCCGTTTCCCCCGTCGCCACCAGCCATGCGGAAGTCGCCGCCGGTCCCTCCGCTGCCACCGTTGGAGGCGCCGACACTCGCCAGGGCGGTGCTGGATGAGCCGCTGCTGCCTGAGCCGCCGAGGGCGGTGATGAGGGTGCCGAAGCTGCTGGTTCCGCCATCGCTGCCAGCGTTTGCGCCCGCCGTGCCACCGTTTCCTCCTGCGCCGACGGTGACGGCCTGACTGGTTCCGGCGGTGGCTGGCGTGAACCATCCGGCGGCGTATTCGCCGCCTCCGGCGCCGGGTGCGCAGGCGGCCTGGCCGGAGACGGTGGCGCCGCAGCCGCCGGATCCGCCGCCGCCGCCCTGCACCTGGACGTGGACCATGATGGCGCCTGCGGGTCTGGTCCAGGTGCCGGAGCTGGTGAAGATCTGCCGGTCGACGTTGCCGATGATGATGCCGTCGGCGGTCGTGGCGAGGGTCTGCAGGTGCTCCCACAGTCTCGTGTGATCACTTGACTGTGGGTAGGTGATGCCCTTGGAGGTGTTGGCGGTCATGACGAGGTACGCCTCCAGGAGATCGAGACAGTGAAGGCCGCGGACCAACTGCCGCGGCCGGCGAGGTGGATGTAGGGGTCGTCGCTGCTGATGCTGATGCCGATGCCGCCGCGGGTGCCGTCGATGAGGGCCTGTCCCCAGGAGGTGGGCAAGGTGAAGGTGGTGGAGTCGCCGATCTTCAGCGAAGGTCCGGAGGTCGATTCGTTGAGGGTTGGCGCGCCCCCGGGCCGGGTGGTCTGGGAGATGAGCCGGAGGGTCGCCGAGCGGGCCGAGTAGTCGCCTGCCGACAGCCGTTTGATCTTCACGGTGGCTTTGGTGCAGGTGGCCCCGTTCAGGGTGTGGGGCTTGGAGCCGTAGAAGGCGGCCCCGGTGCTGCGGCCGTAGGAGGATCCGCCGTAGCGGCCCTGGAACAGATCGAACGAGTTGGTCGGATCCCCGTCGGAGCGCCAACTGCCGTCCCGGTAGCAGGCCGTCGACACCGGCACGCAGGTCAGGGTGCCGGTCGTAACGGTCGGCTTCGGTGCGGGCGGCGGGTCCCCAGTGTCCACCGCGGTGCTATCGGCCGGCGGCGGAGTCGCCGGTGTGGACGTGGGCGCTGCCGGGATGACGTTGGTGATGTAGTAGGTGCTGCCCAGGCGGGCGGCTAGGACGATGTTCCCGGCGGCCACGGTCAGCCCGGTGGCGACGCGGGCGGTGACGGTGATGCCGCCGACCTTGACCAGGCAGGCCCCCGATGATGCCGCGGTCTGGGCGATGCCCCGCGTCACGCCGGTGCCTGCGAGGGAGACGCGTGTGTCGGCGAAGTCGGCCACCGGCCCTCCCCTCTTACAGGACGCGGACGGTGAGGTTCATCTCGCCGGGCGAGTAGGGCAGCGACATCGTTTCGATGACGCACGGCGCGCTGGTGAGCCCGGCGCCGGTGACGGCGACGATGTCGCCCGGCACCAGGCCCGGGTGTGGAACGAGGGTGACGTCCAGCTTCCGGAACGCCTGCCGCCGAAGCATCGTCAGTTTGGCCTGCGCCGCGGTCCGGCATTGGGCGACCGTGGTCAGCAGGGACGACTGGTAGGTGTACGGGACGGGCAGTGGATTGAACGGTCCGCCGTAGCGGTACGGCGAATCGCCGAGGCCGTCGTAGGCGACGCCTTGGATCTGGTTTCCGTTGGAGTCTTCGCCTTGTGCGACTACGCAGTTGAAGGCGCCGTCGCGGGTGGTGGCGCCCTGCCAGCGCACGACGGTGCCGGTGTCGCGGTCGTCGGTGATGGTGAGGACTGGGGAGCCGCTGTCGGTGACGGGTTCGATGAACAGGAACCCGTCTTCGGTGACGTAGGAGTCCGCGGCCCACGCATCGAGTACTTCGGTGACGGCGGCGAGCCGGTCGGAGTCCCATTGCATGCCCAGGGGTACGGCTCGGTCGATGAGCGTGCCGTCGAACATGCAGGTGAGTGCCGGTTCGACGAGGGCGCGGATCACGGAGGCGAGGGTGTCGGTGCTGGATGGCTGGAACGGTGCGACGAGGTCAGCCTCGTCGATGAGGGTGAGCAGGCCCTGGCAGTTGACGGTGACGGTGGCGTCGTCGGTGCTGCTGTCGGTGATGAGGAACCAGCCGCGGTTGATCCATTCGAACTGGCCGCCGACGTCGACGCCGTAGTCGATGCGGAGCATCTGCCCGAACGCGGCGAGGGGGTGTGCGGGGTCGGTGCCGGGGTCCCAGTCGAAGCCCTGGTCGCGGCGCGGCACGGTGAGGCTGATCTGTTCGGGGACGGCGAGGGAGCGGTCGCGGGACTCGCTGCCGTCGGCGATGGGAATGTTGTCGGCGATGAGCTGCCCGTCGAGCCAGGACTCGGCGCGCATCGACATGGTGTGGCTGCCCAGTACGACCGCGAGCGCGGTAGTCGACATGTCGAGCATGTCAGGGTCCGAAGTCGTACTGGGCGATGTCCAACAAAGTGCCGGCGAAGAAGGCGGAGATGTCGCTGAGGATGGAGAAGTTCGCGGCGATGTCGGCGAGCGTGAAGCCTGCCGCCTCGAGTACGTCCGGCCAGTCGTCGGACTTGTAGACGTTCAGCTGGAACCAGCGGAACTCGTCGTACCAGTTGGGGTCTTCGCTGTCGTCGGTCAGCGCGTAGGTGCCGTCGAGTCGCTCGAGCGAGTTCTGCTTGCGGACCAGGATGATGCCCTCGGTGGCGTTGTCGAGGACTCCGTTCAACGCGTCACCGTCCCCGTCTGTCTCGGTGCGGGCGACGATGGTGCCGGAGCGGGCCGAGCGGGGTTTCCCCTGGACGATGATGCGCCCGTTCACGTTGAACTGGGTGGTGTTCCGGTCGCGTTTCCAGCCCAGCGGCGCCTCGATCTTGACGGCCGCACCGACGCCACGGATCGCATCCGAGATGACGTCCGACGTCACGGTGGAGGTGATCGGGCCCGAGTAGACCGTCCACTGCTGGCCGAAGAGATCGGTGAGGACGGCCGCGTAGTTCATGGACACGCCGAACGGCTGCTCGGCATCGACCCGCAGCAAAGTGGCCTGCCCGGTGACGTCGATGTTGCTGGCCGCCCGCACTGGGGTGAGGGTGGTGCCGACCTGCCGGTACAGGGTCGCCGAAACGATGTTGTCGCCCGCCAGCCCTGTCGCGCTGACGAGGTTCCTGGGCGGGAAGACGCTCTGTGCACTGGCGTTGACGTCGCTGCTCGCCTCGCGCACGCGAAGCAGGGCGCCTACACCGGTTGCCGCTGCGGTCAGGGTCGTGGTGACGGTGGGGGCCTGCGTGCCCGAGCCGGCGGTCACGGACGACTCGGCCATCGTCAGCCGGCCGCCGTTGCCGCTGGTGATGGCATCGCCGAGGTGGGAGGTGGCGGTCGCGAAGGTGATGCCGGTCGCTGTGACGGCCCGCGCGGTCGTGGATGCGGTCTGGGTGTTCCATGCGTAGCCGAGGACACAGAAGTCGCCCGCAGCCCAGGTGAGAGATGTCGAGCAGGCCGCCGAGAACGACGTGTCGGAGACGGTGTCCTCGCCGAAACTGATGGCCCACCGCCACCCGGTCCCGGCCGTGCGGGACAGAGTGAAGACGCGGGCGCCGATCAGCGACCCGGACGATCCGGACGGGATCGCAGTCGTTGGCGCACCATCCCCGCCCACCAGAACGCGGGTGAAGAAGGTCAGCCGGCGCGGGCCGGTGTTCAGCCCGAACGTGCCGCCGCCGCCGGTGAAGGAGCCGACCAGCGACCAGCCGGACGGTGTCGACGGCACGTTGAGGTTGGGGTGCGCGGACACGACTTGCAGGACAGCGAGCTGCCCGGCCGCCGCGCCTGCTGGAAGGGCAGGGGTGACGGTGTCCGTGTGCTGCGCCAGCGTGCCAGACGCGCCGTAGGAGATCGTCACTAGTTCCGCCTCCCCACCTTCGCCCGGAAGGCCGTCTTGGTCTCGGACTGCCTGACGGCGGGCTTGACGACTCCCTGGATGACGCCGAGGAGTTCCCCGGAGTCGAGGACCAGCTGCCCGGTGAGCTGTTGCGGCTGGCTGGCCTGCTGTTCCAGGGCTGCGGCGAGCCGCTCCCACAGGTCGTCCTGCGTTGCCGTGTTCCGGCCGCTGGCTGCGGTGGGGACGTAGCGGCGGCGCATGGACACGCCGGTGGCGGTGTCGGCGAGCCGCTGGGTTGCGGCGCCGACGAGGTGGCTGTGCAGGTCGATGCCGTGGGCCATGCCGAGGACGATGTTCTTGCCGACCTCGTCACGGAACACACCCGACGGGCTCTTGATCTTCAGGGCCTTTTTGATCTGCTTGACGAGTTCCTTCGCCAGGCTGGCCATCTGCTTCTCAAGCGACTTCTGCTGCGCCTTCAGGCCCGCCAGGAATCCCTTGCCCGCGTCCTTGCCGCTGTCGTACATCAGGTCGGCCATCGTCTTGCCGAAGCTGCTGGCCAGACTGCTACCGCTACTGATCAGCTTGTTGAGCTTGCCGATGTCCGTCGTGGTGACGTTCTTCTGGCCGAGGATGGTCGCGAGCTGGCTGCCCGGACCGGCATCCGACAGAGCCTGCAGGAGGCCCTTGCTGGCACCCCTGGCCTTCAGCGACTTCGACAGGGCGACGAAGTTCGAGGCGGTCTTCTGCTGCCCGGTCATCTGCGACAGAAGGTCGCCGACGCTCGTCGCGGACGTCCCCGAGATGCTGAGGAAGTCCGTGATGTTGGACGCCTGATCGGACGCGTACTGGTTCGCCGCGGCGATCGTCTTGGCGATGCTGTCCCGCTTGCTGGCGAGGGATTCGAGCTTGGTGCCCTTCTTCTGGATGCTGGACGCAGTCCGGTTGTAGCCCGCGTTGAGCAGCTTCGTGGCGAGGGACTTGATGGCCGAGGCGATCGCCGACGACGTGCCCGTCGAGAGGGTCTTGAGCAGGCCGGTGGCGATCGTGTTGGCGACGGACGTCTTCGCCGAGCGCCGCGCGTTGGCGAGGCTGATGTTCGCTGCCTTGAGTTCCTTCTCGGCGGCCTGCAGACGCTTCTCCGCTGCGGCGAGCCCCTTGTGGCGGCGCTTGGCGCGGGCGACGTCGCCCTTGGCGTCCTCGACCTTCCGGTGGGCGCGGCGTTCCCGGTCGGCGGCGTTGGAGATGGTGCCGGAGACGTAGCCGGGCAGTTTGATGCCGTTGGCCTTGGCGAACTGCATGGACTGCGGGTGGCTGAGGACGTCCTCGCCGCCCTTGAAATTGACCAGCTCCGGGCCGCGCTCGCCGACCCAGGCGAGGCCCTTGGCTGCGCCGTCGGTGCCCTTGGCGTACCAGTGCGGACTACGCGACAGCCAGGCGCCGTAGGCGGCCATCGGGCTGCCGTAGCGGGACGCGATGTAGTTCAGGCCCCACTTGATCTGGGTGGCCGGGTTCGTCTTCCAGTCGCCACCGGCCGACGCCATCTTCGATGCGGGCAGCGACTGCGGGATGCCGTAGGCACCCGAGCTCCTGTTGAGGGCACGCTCGTTCCAGCCGCTCTCCCCGGTCCATAGCTGCTTCAGGGCGGACCAGTTGGCGCCGGTCCAGCCGCGGATCGCGGCCAGTTGCTCGCCGATCTTCTGGTTCTTCGACGAGCCTCCGCCTCCGCCGCCGAGTCCGAGCAGGCCGAGGATGTCCCCGCCGAGCCCGCCGAGCGCCTTGAGCGCCTTGCTGGGCAGGGAGGAGATGGAGACGAGGCCCTTCTTCGCGATCGCCGCGAGCGCCTTGGGTAGCGAGCCGAAGACCTTTTTCGCGATGGCGGTGCCGCCGGTCTTCGACATGCCCTTCATCAGGCCGGTGACGAGGTGGCCACCGATCGACATGAACACCCGGGAAGGCGAGCGGATACCGAAGAAGCGCTTCACCGCGCCGACGATCGGATCGATCATCGTCTTCTTGATCCACGACCCGATGCCGCGGACACCGCTCACGATGCCGTTCTTCAGGCCCGAGATGAGCTGACCGCCGCGAGACTTGAGCCACGACCCGGCGAGCCGGAAGCTGCCGGTGAGCGGGTTGATGACGTGCGACTTCGCCCACGAACCGAGAGACCTGGCGATGCCGGTGATACCTGCCTTCAGACCGGAAATCACCTGGCCGCCGCGGGACTTGAGCCAGCTGCCCGCACCCGCGAACCGGTTCAGGACCGGCGCGATGATGTGGTCGACCGCCCACTGGCCGATGGTCTTCGCGATGTCCGTGATCCCGGCCTTCAGCCCGGACACCACAGCGCGGCCGCGACTGATGAGCCAGGAGCTGGAGCGGGCGAAGCGATTCAAGAACGGCGCGATGATGTGGTTGAACGCCCACGTACCGATGGCCTTGGCGCCGGCAACAACCCCATCCTTCAGGCCGGTGACGACGGCCCGGCCGCGGCTGATGAACCTCTCGCCGATCTTGGCGAAGGGCTTCACGAGCCAGCCGATGATCCGGCCGATCCACTCGCCGATCGAGCCGCCGACCTTCAGGATGCCGCTGCCCAGCCCCTTGATCAGGCGCTCTCCCGTGGCGGCGAACCGGCCGACGTAGCCGAGGATGTTCAGGGCCATCTTCCCGATGAACTCGGACACCTTGCCAGCCGAGCCGGGGAAGACGCGGACGAAGCCTCTGACGATGCCGTCGAGGATGGCCTTGCCGAACCGTCCGATCGGCTTGAGGACTTTGCCGAAGCCCTTCTCGACCCAGCCGCCGAGCTTCCCAAGGCCTTTCAGGAGCGGCTCGAACACCTTCAGGAACGGGATGTGCTCGAAGATCTTCCCGAGACCTCCGGCGAGCCGTCCGATCGGGATGACGCTGATGACGGCGATGATGGTGTCCAGCCAGTGCTTCTTCCAGAAGTCCAGGCTGAACAGCGGGTCGAACAGCGAGGTGATGAAGCCGATCGCGAGGGGGATCGCGGACGCACCGAACCCCTTGCCGATCTTGACGAAGTCCAGCTTGAGGAAGATGTCGGCGATCTTCTTGGTGAAGTCCGCGGCATGCTTGCCGACCCAGCCGATCGCGTTCCCGAGCCCCTTGCCGAGGATCGGGCCGAGCTTGTCCCACTTGACGCCGGTGATTCCGCCCGTAACGGCCTTCCGGATCGTCTCGCCGAACTGCTGCGCAGCGCTCTTCGGTGCCGCCTTCTGTGCCTTGATGAGCGGAGCGGCCAGCCCAGAGCCGCCGTGCGGCATCGGAGCCAGCGCCTTGCCGTGCACGCCCGTCGTCGGCGCGACCTGGCCGACGCCGAAGTGCGGCATCGCCGCCAGGGCGCCGGCTCCCTTGGCCGACGTCTGCGCCGAGCCGAGGTGCGGCGCGCCCGTACCAACGCCGAGGATCGTGGTCGGGAACTTGTCGATCGGGTTCTTCGCGGCCTTGGGCGCGCCGCCGGTCAGCCCGGTCAGGAAGCCGCCAATCGTGCTCTTGGCATCGTCGAAGCCCTTCTTGATGGCGCCGACGGGGATGAGGTTGGCCATGGCCCGGCCGAAGCGGCTGGCCGCGGGCAGAGCTGTACCCGCGAGGAATTTGATGAAGCTCGTCACCGGGGGCAGCACCTTCGTGCCGATCCGGATGCCCATCACCTCAAGGTTCGAGGTGAGCAGGTGCCATTGGGCTTCGGCGGTCTTGCGCTGCATCTTGACCGCGGCGTCGAACCTGCCCGTCGACCGGTTGATCTGGTCCTGCTTCTTCTTCAGGACGTCGAGGTTGTTGAGCATGAGGAGGATGCCGCTGGAGGACCGGCCGCCGCCGAACGCACGCGACAGCAGCTGGGATTGCTTCGACGCGGACAGGCCGCTCTTGTCGAGGTGTTCCTTCAGAAGGCCGATGGCGCCGATCAGGCCCTTGGGCCCGCGCATCGCGTCGGCCAGGTTCAGCCCGGTCAGCCCGATCTTCTTCAGCTGCTTCTCGGCCGCCCCCGACGGGGCGCCGAGCAGAGAGAAGCTCATCCGCAGCCGGGTGGCCGCGGACGCCGAGTCGATGCCCTCATCCGTCATCAGTGCGAGCGCGGCGCCGACCTGCTTCATCGACAGGCCGAACGTCTTCGCGCTGGGCAAGATCCCGGTGCCGATCGCGGCGTTGAACTGGTCCATGCTCATGTTGCCGGCGCCGATGATGGCGTTCACCGTGGAGACTGCCTCATGGAACGAGGTGGCGCCCTTGATGCCGGTCCGCCAGGCGCCCGCGAGGGCGTTGGTGGTCTCTTCGAGGTTGGCGTGACCGACGGCCGCGAGGTCGGAAGCCTCTTTCAGCGCCTTCATCGCCTGCACGTTGTCCATGCCGACGGACTTCAAGTGGTACAGCGACTCCGCCAGATGCTGCGGGCCCTGCTGGGTGCTGGTACCCAGCTTCAGCACCTGATCCGACAGCGTCTTGACGTCCTTGGCGGTGCCGCCCGCCTGCGTGGCGATGCGGGTCATCTCCGACTGGAACTCGGATGCCGACTTCGCGCCCTCGACCAGCGCCGCACCGAGCCCGACGGCGATGGCCTCACCGGCGAGCTTCGCGGTCCGGCCCAGCTTCGACAGCGTCGAGTCCGTGGCTCCGGCGGCCCGACCGATGTGGTTGAACGTGCGGGAAGCGGCATCCCGGGCGATGAGGGTATAGATGATGCCGGACGAGCCCATGCCCATGACGCCCTCCCCTCAGTCAGCGGGCGGTCATGGCCAGGTGCAAGGCCGGCTCAGGACTCTTCGTTCTGGGCCGCCTGCTCTTCTTCTTCCTGGATCTGGTAGAAGATCTCCCACTCGGCGAGCTCCCGGGCAGAGACCCGGCGGAGCATCTCCGCTACGGAGCAGTGGAAGACGTCTCGGGCAAGGACGAAGTAGAAGATTCGTCCGCCGTCGACGCTCCGGAGTTTCCCTCCAGCGTCGCCTTCTCTTCCTCGGACAGGCCGGAGAGGCGGGCGGCTACGTCGTACAGCTTGTCGAGGACGGCGCCGTTCTTCGCGCCGAGCGCAGAAGCGTCCTGGTCGGTGAACAGCCGGTCGCCGTTCTCGTCGATGAGGCACTTCACCAGGAGCTTGGCCCGCATGCCCTCCTGGATGAGGACCGCCTCCATGCCCTTGCCGTCGAAGGTGGGCCGGAACTCGCGGATGCTGCCCTGGAAGGCGTCGAGTTCGTCGCCGGTGAGACCGCGAATGATGGCCTCGTCGCCCCACTCGGGGACAGGGACCTTCTCGATCTGGATGTCGTCTACGGCGAGAATGCCGTCACGGGACAGGGCCATGGTGCTCCTAGGAGATGTCTCTGGAAATGCCGTCCAGGACGCGGCTGACGGCCCGACGGGAAGCCGGGCCTGCCACGCGGAGGGCGCTGTAGAAGTAGGGGTGCGGGGTCTGATTGACCCAGACGTCATGGCCGAAGACGGGATGCCGCCAGCGCTTCTTGCCCTCGACCATCGACGGCAGGGACTTCATGTGGCTGGGCATCTTGCGGCCGTCCACGCGGATCGCCACACCGGCTTGACGGCCCGCCGTCTTCAACTCCAGCCGAGTCGCCCGCGATAGGGCGCCGCGCAGACCGGCCGGGCTGTAGCCGCGATTGGAGGGCACGTTGCGGATCGCCGACCGCACCCGCGGCACGAGCGGCGCCGCAGCAGCCCGCAGCTCCTTCCGGAACCGCTTCTTGAGCTCCGGGTTGTCCATGCCTCGCAGCTCGCGACTGACGCGCTGCAGGTCACCACTCCGCCGAAGCTCGATCGTCACGGGATGGTGACGTTCTCGGCCGGGACGTTGGTGATGGCGAACTGGAACGTCATCGACGCCGGGTTCTCCACGTCGCGAGACTTCGGCACGCCGGTCACCTTGACGGGGAAGACGTCCATCTTCTGCCCGGTCACGTCGCCCTCGGGGAAGATGACGATGTAGCCGGCGGTGTCACGCGGCATCAGCGTGCGCGCGTCCGACGAGTTCGACGACGCGTACAGCGTGACCGAGGAATCGTCCGCAGTGATTCGGCCCGGGATCTTCTTGACGAAGCGGGAGCCCAGGTCCGGGGTGTCCTGCTGGTCACTGTTCGTCGCGAACCCGGAAACAGCGGACACTTCCGCCGTCAGATCCGAGCCCGCGTTCAGCTCGGCCCGGGTCGGGCTCGCATAGCTGGAGATCGTGGCGACCCAGTAGTAGCGGGTCGTACCCGGCGGAATGTACCGGCTGGTGGCGGCGATCGGCGTGGCGACCATGTCAGTTCTCCTCGTCCTTCTTGGTGGCCCTGGTGCGCGACCGCGCCGGCCTGCTGGTGGATGCTTCCTCCGACTCCGGCTCCGGCTCCTCGGAAGCGTCGGGGTCGGTCTCCGGCTGGTCTTCGGTCTTGGCGTCCGCTGCTTCCTCGGCGGCCCGCGCCTCGGCCTCTGCCTGCGCCTTCAGCGCGGCCCGCTTGTCCAGCTCCTCGGCCGGGACGCGCTGCCAGCCTGCGGCCGTGTAGTGCGGCATGGCGTCCCTGGGGACCTCGATCTCCTGGTCCTTCGGCAGGGTCGGGTGCCGCATGACGATGGTGTCGCTCACGGGACCCTCACCACCGCGACGGTGACGGAGGCGGTGACCGAGTAGTTGATCGTGGCGAGACCGGTCGTCGGGTCCGCGTACAGGTTGTAGATCAGCGGGATGATGCCGATGCCGGTGGTCGCGGCCACGCTGAACGTAGAGTCGGCGACCGCGAGTCGGCCGTCGACCTGCGCCGGAGTGGCCAGCGTGACCGTGCACGCCGCCGCGTTGGCGTTCTTGACGTACAGGAACGTGCCGCTGCCACAGGCTGCGGTGTCCCCGTTGGCGGCGGCGACCGGAACGGCGCCGATGTCGAGCCCGACGTTGGGTACGACCTGGGTAACGAGCGCGGTCATCGCGCCTCCTTCTTCTTGACCCGTCTAATCGGGGGTGGGACGATCCGCGCCTACCGCACACAGGGGGCAGGAATGGACACGAACGACACGCGAACCGAGGCTCAGACGCCGTCCGTTGGCAAGGCATGGGCGTGGGCACTGATCTTCACCGGCGTGATGACGGCGATCGGATTCACCGCCTGGGACTCGCTGTCAGCGGCCCCGTCCTGGTTCCACGCCCTGTTCGGCTTCCAGCTGCTGTGGGCTGTCGTGGGCATCGTCAACGCCCACAAGAAGGCCGCCGCTCAGGTGCCGGAGTAGGCGTCGCACGAGACGTCGAACATCACCGAGGCCTGCGCGCCTTGCTGCGTCTGCGCCTGGTCCAGGCTGTGCGAGGAGATCATCGCCCGCATGACAGCGCCCCCCAGTCGCCTATCCGCGGCGATGGCCGCGCCCGCTTCGGAGAACAGCTCGTAGGCGCGCTTCCGGGCGCTGGCCATGTCGTCGCTGCCGCGCAGGACGGCGATGACGCAGCGGATGGTGAACTGCTCGCGATCCACCTGACCGCTCAGCCCTTCGGTGAGCAGCGTGGACTCGGCGCCATTCTCGTCGTCGCCGCCGGTCCAGCCGACAGAGACGACCTCCATGCCGGTGGTCTGCGACGTCGACGGGCCGTCCTTCACGATCACCTTGTCGCCGCCGATCCGGGGCCATCCCTGGAACGCCACCACCAGCGCGTCCAAAGCGGCGGGGAGCTTGGAAGACCAAGGCATCAGGCCACCCCCGGCAGTTGCGAGCCGAGCAGCTCGATCGCCCGCCGCGGGACAGCGAAGCCACGGCCCGCCATGTAGGTCTCCGCGTCGCCCAACTGCACGCCCATCGTGCCGCGCTGGGTCTCCCACAGATGCTGAATGATGATCAGCCCAGCCAGACGGTAGTTCGCCGGAACCGCCGCCATCCCGGCCTCATAGGAGACGAGGACCGTGCCCGTTATCGACGGGCCGGACAGCACCGTCACCAGGCCGGTCGACGGATCCACGTGCATGGTCGGCATCCCGGCCGCCCAAGACGTCACCCCGTCCAGCGAGGTCACACTGGTCAGTGAAATGACCGGGACCGAGTTGACGAGAAACGACGTGGTCGCCTTGGCGAAGTCCAGCTGGTCGACGACCGTGCGCTGCTCGACGACCTGCCCCAGCTGCTCCTCCACCACGGCGGTGGCAGCGTCGATGTAGGTCTGCAGCTCGACGTCGTCCTTCGTCTCGGTCGGGCCGATGTTCAGCTGGGCCTTCGCCGCTGCCAGGGTTACGAGCGCCACGACAGTCCCCTCTCAGACCGCATACCAGCCCCACGAGGTGCCGTTGTAGAGGGCTTGGACGCGGAGGGTCTGCCCGGTGGTGACGGTGGCGGTGGTGGCTCCGGTGCCGCTGCTCGTGTAGATCAGCTGGCTGGACGTCGTGCCGATGGTCAGGGTGTTGCTGCCGACGTTCTTGAAGACGTACTCGGTCGGACAGAACGACGCATCAGGCAGCGTCCCGGTGAAGCCCGCCGAGGTGGTGTCGCACACCAGCGTGCGATCGATCGGCGAGCACGTGAACGCGCCCGTCTTCCGCTTGATCGCCCTGGGGACCTGGCCGTTGACGAGCTCGATACCAGTCGGCGCCGAGACGGACACCCCCGACTCGGTGAACAAGCCCGTCAGCCGAACCCGGCCGAGCGCCGAATTCATCGCCGCCGTGCTGCTCCCCGCCACATTCGGAGTGCTGTTCTCCGTACTGAGCTGATCTATGTCGATGATCGGACCGATGCCGGAAGACCCCGCGCCGTAGATATACAGCTCGTTCACGCACGCCTCGATGCTGGCGCTGAGCACCTTCATCGCATGCACGGAGCCGACCGAGCTGGCGTAGGTGCCGACAGCGACCAGGCCAGCCCAGCAGTACAAGGCCATATAGCGGTCCATCACCGCATGCTCGGTGAGGAACATCGCGTAGGTGTAGCCGCCTCCGCAGGAGATGTTCCGGGCGATGACATGGTCATTGTTGCCCGGCGCCGGCAACGCCATCCCGATCGACAGCCCGGTACCGAACACGCCCGGCGAGTTGTAGTCCGCGGAGGGGCTGGCAACCGTGCCGAGCGTGCCGAAGCCGACGTTCTCGACGTAGGCGTTGGCGACACCCCACAGGTTCAGTGCCCCATAGGTGAGACCGAAGGAGCTGTGCGTCGTCAGGATCGACAGGTTCTTGACGACGACCTGCATGTTGCTGAAGTTCGCGCCGACGCCATACCCGCTGGCCTCGTTGGGGCCGCAGATGACGGCAGGATTGCCGTGCGCGTTGATGTCGGCGGTCTGCGCGCTCGTCGACGAGTACACCCCGGCGGAGATGATGCACGCACCGCTGAACTGCGGCTCGCCCTGCTGCCAGTGCCGAACCGCTGCCGCACCGTCGGTCGGCCCCAGGAACATCAGCGTCTTCTTCTGCCCGCTGGTGGCGACAGACCCGAACGCGATCTGTCCATTGCCGCTGTGAGAGCTGTTCAGGGGCGCCGCGTTCATGTAGCCGCCCGGCGGGAACCACACCGCGGCCAGCGGGTTGCCGGCGTTCAGGTAGGACATGGCCGCATCCGTCGCGGCCTGAAGCGCCGTGCCGTCGTTCGTACCCCAGACGACCTTCGCCGCCGTGAGGTTGCCGCCGGACGCGTTCGCCAGGGACAAGGTGACCTGGCTGGCGCTCTGTCGGGACTGCACCACCGCGACCAGGCTCGTGACGCCGGACGCGCCGGCCCCGTTGACGATGACCGTCTTGTTGACGATGTCCGTCTCGAACTGGCCCGAGGCGCTGGTGAGGACGGCGCTGCCCGCGAGCATGGCCCCGTCGATGACCACCTTGGAGTCGTGGCCCGTGGTGTAGTCGGTGACGTCGAAGACCCACGGCTGCAACCGTCGATACTTGCCGGCTGCATCAGAGATGGCCGCGGCCAGGGCGTCGCTGGCTGCGCCCGCACCGTCGAATGAGCTGGCGGCTGCAACAGCGGCCGTACCGAGGCCGAGGTTCGTGCGGGCGGCCGGCTTGTCCTCCAAGTCGGCCAGGTTCTGGCTCTTGGCCAGGGAGCCTGCTCCGACCGAAGAAGCGTCGACCAGGGTCGCGTAGCTGCCCACCACTGGGTCCGGCACGATCACATCGGCCAGGATCACGGTCGGCGACGCCTTCGGCAGGCTGATGTGCCGCACCCACGACGGGGCATTCGACAGCACCGCCGTCACCGTGTACGTCCACCCCGACGGCGACATCCCGACCACGTCGTTCGCGGCCAAGGTGATGCTGAACGCGCCGTCGACGAGCTTCGCCTCGCGGGTGCCGCCCAGCAGGACGTCCTGCCCGGCCACCGTCACCACATCCGGTCCGGTGAACAGCAGCTTGCCCTCGAACGGCGTGCCGTCAGGAAGCGTCAGCGGCTTACCGGAGGAGACCGTCACACCATCCACACCAGCAGGCAGCGCCACGACCCACCTCCGATCAGCCGAGCAGTCGTTCTACTTGGAGTCGCCCTGCGGCTTCGCGGGAGCCCGCTTGGCCGGCGCCTTCTTGGCCGGTGCAGCCTGCTTCTCCTCGTCCTGCGCCTCGGAGGTCTCCTCCTTGGGCGCTCCCCGCTTCTCGGAGTCGTCGTCGGGCACTGCCTTCTCGACCTTGTCGTCGGAGACGGGCTCGGCGATGCCGGACGCGCACAAGGCGGCGCCCTCCTCGTCAGGCAGCACCAGCGTGCCGCCTCGCGGGGGCCACGGTTCCCCATCCCTCGAGCCGGACACGTCGGCCTTCATTCGGATCTTCATGCTGCCTCCGTCAGGCGAGGATCCCGGCGTCCTTCAGCGCCGCCGTGACGGCGTTGAGGCGCTGGACGAGGGTTGCGAAGTTGTTGTTGATCGTGGACTGGGTCGGCGTCGCGGTGACATCGACCGTGCCCGCGGCGGGCGTGCCCACAGCGGACGTCAGGGCCGCCAGAGCCGGGCTGACGGCGAGCGACAGGTCAGAGGCGAGAACTTGCTGGCCCTTGGCCATGGCATCTCCCAAAGGGGGTCAGGATGGAAGGCCGGAGGCAACCAATGCCGCCTCCGGCCGGAGAGATGGCGGGTTACGAGGCCCCACCAGCGAAGACCTTGACGGCCCCCGTGAGGTCGACGAGGGCGCCGTCCGCGCGCATCAGCGCCCGGAAGGTCACCAGGTCGGAGTTGAACGCGTAGTCGTCGGACCGCTCGAAGCGGATACCGCCCGCCAGTCGCACGAAGTACTGCGACATGTCGCCGAACAGGACGGACTTCGCGCTGAGGGCGAGGGCCGCCATGTTGGGCTCGGTCAGGACCGGCTTGCCGAGGATGGTGTCCGGGACGCCCGCCTGCAGACCCGGCTGCCAGATGTACTGACCGGTCGTGTCCTTGAGCTTGCGGGCGTTGGCGATCGAGCCGTCCGCCATCATCCACACCGCGGCATCCGAACGCCGGTACGGGGCGATGACGGAGAAGAACAGGTCGATGAGGTTGTCCGAGCTGAACGCGCCGGTCACGCCCGTGCCACCGGTGACGCCGGTCGTGGCGTCGGTGACGACACCCCGGGGCTGGCCGGTACCGGTGCCGGTGATCGCGTGCGCGCCGAACGCATTGCCGAGCGCCCTGCCGGCCTGCATGGCGAGGTAGCCCTCGAGGTCGACGCCCGTGTCGTCCAGGAGCTCGCGGGAGACCTGGATCAGCGCGCCGTACTTGAACGCGTTGAGCGGGACCTGGCCGAACGTCGGCTCGGAGGTCCCGATCGTGTTCCCCTCGGTGACGATCGACGCAGTCGAGTGCGCGGTCGTCTTCGGGATCTGGATCGTCTCACCGGAGTCGGTGTTGAGGATCGTCGCCCCGGACTGCAGGATCGCGCTGGTCTGGATCAGGTGCGCGACCAGCCGGTCGTAGAACGAGGTGGGCACGGTGTTGCCGCCCGCCGTCGCCGTGCCCTTGACGAGGCTACGGACGTCGAGCGGACCCGACGGCTTGACCTCGAAGAAGCGCGGGCCCTCGCCGCGCATCCAGTTCCGCAGCTCGGAGGCCTGCTGGCCCTCCTGGGGCTGCGGGCCGGTGCCGCGCTGGCCGCCGCCCTGGCTGCCCTGGCTGCCACCGGACAGACGGTTGAAGGCGTCGTCGGCGTCCTTGGCGCGCTGCGCGGTGTCGATCGCGGACTTGATGCGCGTGTCGAGCTTGTCCAGCTCGTCCGTCATCGCGTCCCAGCTGCCCTGCTCCTCCGCAGCGAACGCCCTGTTCTCCTCGGCCGCCTTGTCGGCCAGCGCCTTCATCTGCTCCCAGACGTTGGCGCGCCGCTCCCGCAGCCTCTGAACCATGTCAGACATTGGTGGACTCCCGTCCGATCGAATTCGATCTCAATCGGGAGCCCGCGCGGTCCCGCACCCCGTGGGGTGCCGCGGCCGGCGCCTTTACGCAACCGGCGGTCCGCTGATCCCTCTCCGTGTCACACGCGATCCGTTGTGTGCTTCGCCGCACCCATAGCGGACGCCGACCGGGACTTCCCAAGTCGGCGCCGTGGCGGTGCGGTTACGCGGTCCAGGACTGTCGTGCCGCCCCCACAAGGGGGTCTTGGTGATGCAGTGCCTGCGCTGCCGGAAGGGCTCAGACGTAGGGGTCTTCGCGCCGGGCCAGGAGCGCCGCGGCGGCGGCCGGGCCGAACATGCCGCGCCTGGCGGCCTTCTTCGGCTGCGGCCCGTCCGTGCGGACGAAGAACTTGCGCAGTTCGTCGGCCTTCGCCATCGAGCGGACCTCTTCGAAGTCGGCGTCGAACTTGTTGGCGAGCGACCGGAGTCCGGCACTGGTGTCGTTGTAGGCCGGGTTGTTGACCGGGGCGACGTCGACGAGCTGGACGCCGGTGAGGCGCCTCAGCGGGTAGCCCTGGTCAGTCGTCGACCAGTCGTCGCTGATCGTGCGGAACGCGAAGCTGGACTTGCGGACGTCGCCGCGCTCGACGAGCTCCACCACGTGCGCCATCGCCTTCGGTGGCACAACGTCATACGAGAGGCCGTACTGGTCCAGGCTCATGCGCAGCGTGCCGGCCGCGGTGGTGCCGAGCAGAGCCATGTCGTCGTGGTTGTAGCGGGCGATGACGTCCGGCCAGCCGTCGCCGCGGGACTGGTTGAAGGCGATCGGGTCGACGACCTCGATGAAGCCGCCGAGGTTCTTCGACTGCCGGTTGAACTGGGCGGCATAGCCGCCGATGCGCTTCTCGCCGTTGTCGGCGCGCAGTTCGGCCTTGCCTGTATCGCCGGAGGTGTACCGGCGCTCGATATCCACGGTGCTGCCTCCTGTGGCGGTTGGCGTGGCGGTGTTGTGGTCACCCATGGTTCTGTTCACTTCCCCGGATCAGCCGCAGACGGGCGTCGTCATCGGGGTCACTGCGGACCGTCGGCGTCGAGACCTGCTCCCCAGCCTGGATCGGCAGCGGCGTGTAGTCCTGACCCTTACCGCCGGGCACCGGCGGCAAGTTCTCCCTGTTGCGGATCTCGTCGATGTTCGCCCCACCGATGAGCCGCTGCTTCTCGTAGATCGTCCAACGGGTCAGCGGATCCAACCGGATCAGCTTGTCCGCGTCGAAGCTGACGCACTGCCCGCGCGGAGTGAGCATCGACAGGTGCGACTCCAGCTTGCTCATCCACGGCAGCAGCGTGAGCTGAATCAGCTCGATCTCCCGCTGCGCAGGCGAGCTGTACGACATCGACCCGCCGGTCTCACCGCCGATCAGCTCCGGCGGCACCCCGTAGATCGCCGCAAGCTGCGTCGCCCCGAGCTTCAGCGTGGAGATGAACTGCGCCTCATAGGCGGGCACAGTGATCGGGCTGTAGTCCCAGTCCTTGCCATAAACGATCGGCTGCCGGGTCCTGATCGCCTCCGTCAGACGCGTCTTGATGACCGCGGCGTCCGCCTGATCCACCGTCTGCGTCGTGTTCTTGAAGGTTCCAGGCGGAACACCACCGGTGGCGTGCCACGCCTCCATGTACTCCTGCGCCGCCAGGTTCGTCGACGCCATCGACGCGAACGCACCGATCGGCGACAAGCCCAGGATCTTTCCCGGCAGCGTGAACCAGGGAATGTGCACCAGGTCCGTGGGGTCGACGCGGTTGCCGAGGACGAACCAGATCGGATTGACGAACGAGCCCTCACCAGACGGCATCGAGTCGAGAACCTGCACCCAGTCCATCGGCAGCCACTCGACCATCGTCGGATAGCCCAAGTAGTCCCGGGCCGTGATGTATCCGACGGCGTTGCCCCGGTAGACCATGCTCAGCACGGCCCGCCAGATCCAGTCGTTCAGGTTGCCCTGCGACGAGGGGCTCGCAAACAGCGAGCTGAGCGGCAACGTCTGCACGCCATCGCCGGTCTCCCGGAACTGGCGCAGCGGCGCCGCCGCAAGGTTCGACGCCAGAAGCCGCCCGGCGGCATACACGGGAGCAAGACGCAACGCCCTATCGACGCTGACAGCCCCCCCGACATTGCCGCCACCGTTCCCCCACGGCACAGAGCTGATCGAGCGCTTCTCCACTGCGCCACGAGACTCGACCCCGACAAGCCACGCTCCCACCTGCCGGAAACCGCGCGTCGCGAGGCCGAGCCGCCGCCCCCACGTCGCGCGCGCCGTAGCCCGCCAACTGCTCGCCGGCCGGCCGCGGGCATCCATCCACACATCACCCACGAGAACCGGCCCGCCATCGTCCGACACCTGCCGCTTCGGGGCGCGGCGGAACCACCTGCCGAAATCCATCACGCCCCCTAGAACACCGACGCCAGAACGTCGTATTGGCTGCCCTGAAGCAGGTGGGACCGGGTCTCGTAGGACCAGCGGGCCAGCGTCATCGCCACCAGCGGGCTGATGTCGCCGTCGACGCCCTTGACCGTCCACGCGATCGTCTCGCCCGTCTGCTTCGTCTTCGCCGACGCGACCGCCACGTCCAGATGCCGGTTCGGCACCACGCGGAAGTTCTCCTCGCGCACCGCCTCCAGCAACTGGCCGGCAGCCGCGGCCATGTCCACCGAGTTCGTCACCGCCAGATCGCCACGCTCCGGCGACTCAGGATCCTCCGGCCGGTGGAAGTCCGCGGCGTCCAGCGCGGTCTCCAGGAACGCGAACGTGCCACGCCCCATCGCAATCGAGATCGGATCCAGGGCTTCCCGCAGCTCCTTCAGCCGCGGGATCAGCCACTTCGTTCCCGGCCGGTAATCCGCCAGCTGCGTGTGCCCCAGACCGTCCGCCCGCAGCCCGTACACCTGCACCGCCGCGTAATCCCGCAGCGGGCTGATGTCGATGCCGATCGCCACCCCATGCTCGCGATCCCGCTCCGAACCCGGATCCGCCAACTTCACCCACACCGCAGGGTCGATGACCGCGTTGCCCTGCGACTTCCGCGGCCACACCCCGAGCCGCTCCCGCGCGAAACCGGCATCACCCATCGACCGGCGCTCCCGCAGCACCGCCTCCTCCGACAGCCGGTAGCCCAGCGCCGGATTCGACGCCGCCCACAACTGCCGGTCGTCGAGGTCGATCTGGTCCAGGTGGTCAAGGTCGCCCTCGACACCCCAGTCCCGCCAGCCGAACGAGTCGTCGCCGCCCGCCTTCGCCCGCTCGTGCAGCGCGAACATCACCTCACCCGAGCCGTCATCGCCGTCCAGCGGCGGACTCGAGGTGTAGACGATCTGCGGATTCGGCCGGGCCGACATCGTCGGCATCAGCGCGTCCTGCTGCAGCAGCGTGTACGCGAACGCCTCGTCGATGATGTTGCAGTCGCCGGAGAAGCCGCGGCCCGAACCCTTCGACCGGGCAATGAACTTCACGCGCGCGCCGGTGTCGAGCCGCTCAAACGACTCCTCGCCGTTGGTATTGATGACCTTGATCTGGACGCCGTCGACGTCAATCAAGTTCTCCGACAGCGGCTCACCCAACTGCTTCAGCAGCGCCTTGAACCGGCGGAAGCCCTCCATCGCCGTCTTGTACTCATGCGCCGACCACATGATCAGCCGCTCATCCAGCAGGAACAGGCCCGCCAGCGCCCGCGCTTCGAGGATCGCGCCCTTACCGTTCTGCCGGGCCACGATCTCCCCGTACTCGAAGCACGCCCACTTACCGTCCTCGCGCACGCTGAGCATCAGCCGGATCGAATCCGCCTGCCACGGATCCAGGACCAGGCCGGCGCACTTGGCGAGCTCCACCGCCTCCTCGCCCAACGAATAGGCGAACGGCGGGGCGCACTCAACCCTGGGCCTTGCGTCGCCTTTCAGCGATCTTCTGCGAGAGGTCCGCGACACCAGAACCCCTCACCTTCTTCGCCGGAGCCGACAAAGCCGCCCCGGAAGCCTTCTGAACCTGGCGAATCTCAGCGACAATGCCCTTAAGAGCAGTCGCCTGTTGCCGGGACTCCGCGAAGAGCCCCGTGATATCCCCGGATCCGCCCTCGTCCTCATCGGACGGCTCAGACCAGCGCCGGATGATCGCATCCATGACGTCCAGGCGGTCCGCGATCCGGCAGGCCTCCTCCAGCAGCACCAGGTGCGCGGGCGGGAGTTGGCCGCCAGCCGTCATCTCGTCCCACAGGCGCTGGCCGCGGTCACCGAGACTGCCCATGAAATCTGCACCCTCCATGATCACCGCTGAGATTTTTATCGCGGGGGGGAGAGGACTTTCAGGTGTGGGCGGGGTCAAAGAAGGATCATGGAAAAAAACGGACATTCCCACCCACGCGCACGCGTTTCCGCAGGTCAGAGGCTTGCAGCGTCGATCGAATGACTCGGTCGCACCTTCACCTTGGCCCGTGCCCGGTTCGACTTCGCCGTGTTGCACCGCCGATGCGCCAGCCGGCAGTTCGCCCGGTCGAGGGGATCCCCGCCCTGCCAAAGCTCCAGCACGTGGTCGACGGTCCGGCCCATCGGATGCGTCTGACCGTCGAGAGACTGATCAACCCACCGACGGCACAGCCAGCAGTGCGTCTCCTCCGCATAGACCCGGGCCTGAACGTTCCACCATGCAGTGCCTGCGCGTCCTTTGCTGTAGGCCACGGCTACCTCCACGCCCAGGCCATGCCATGCCCTACCACCCCAGCCCCAGGCCAGCATGCAGTAGGGCAGTAGGCCCTACACCCTGGTCCCCTGGTGCACTACCACTAGGCCATGCCCTACCAGGCAGCTACCTACTAGGCCCTACTCCACAGGCAGAGGCTCCTCGTTGAGCCAGGTGTGGTCATCACCCATGGCAGGTGGGGTGTGCACCAGGTGGTCACCCACATGCCGGCCGTCAGGGTCATCGCTCCAGCGCACGCACCGCAGTTCGAGCTGCTCACCATCCACAGTGAGCGTGTCGGTGGCAGGGCAGCGTGGCATGGGGTCTCCTCACGCAGCCTTGGGTGCACGCTGTGGCATGGGCCGGTATGTGGCGGCCCTGGCCTGTACGTCGGGCAGTGCGTACAGCGTCTTGTACTCGTGGCCTTGGCCGGAGTATTCGCCGGGCCTGCCTTCGAATCGGCGTACCTTGCCGCGCCTTGCCCACTGCCGTATGACCTGGCCGGGTATGCCGGTTGCTTCGACGGCCTGGTGCTCGTAGACGAGGTCTTCGGGGTACAGATCGGTGACGTTCACGCGCACCCCCGTGCATGCAGAAAGCCCCCGGCCGGAAGCTGGGGGCTAGAAGAACTGCGGACACACGAGTATCCGGATGTGGGCACTGTGACATATGGGCAGTGACCTGCGCAAGCGCTGATTCGTTGGGTGATTGGGTGATTACGCGGCGGCGCGTTGGGCCAATGGCAGGCCGAGTACTTCCTCGCGCGCGTACTGGGTGCCGCATCCGTAGCATCGGGCGCCTGGCGTGGAGACGGTGACGCGGAGTGTGGCGCCGCAGGGGCAGGCGACGGCGATGGGCCGTTCCTTGCGTTCGCCGGTGATCTGCCTCTCGCACTGCCGGACCAGGCTGGTGGTCTCGGTGACGAACTCGGCGAATGCGGGATGCGTGGATGCCGCCCCTTCGAGGTTGTTCCGCAACGCGCGGACGACCTCATCCAGCTGCTGCTGCAGGCCGCCGTTCCAGCGGGGATGCGTCCAGCCGAAGTGCTCGTGCCAGTCGATCTGCCACGTCTGCAGGACGGTGACGACTCCCCCGCGCGCCATCAGGTTCAGCGGCTCCAACCGGAGCGGCAGGGGTGCGGTGCGGGAGGCGGAGACGACGATGCTGTCCCCGCCGCGGCCGGGCATCAGCCGGGTGGCGAGCTGCGCGTACAGGCCGTCGGGGCCGGGGAGTTGCCGCAGCGCCTGATCGGCGCGTTCCTGGCAGAGGCGGCAGGCGGTGCGGTCGAGTTCGTCGTGGCGGAGTTGCCGGCCGCAGCCGCAGGTAGGCCACTCGTATTCGATGTCGGCGGGCTGGTCGTGCACGGCGGCTCCTCGGCGGCGGTACGGGGAAGCGGTGACGCTGAGTTAAGTGTGCCGTATGAGGTTGACAACGCGACGACATGGCAGAGCCCCGGCCGAAGCCGGGGCCCGTGAGCTCGCGTGCGGCGGGTCAGTGTTTGTTGATGGTCTTGGACCAGACGGCCCGGGTCTGGGTGATGCGCGTGTCCTGCTGGACGGGGCCGTTGTAGTGGTGGTGATGCGTGTCCGGCATGGCCTGCTTGGCGCGCTTCAGTAGCCGGCTGGCGGCGAGGAAGGTTGCGGCGGGGGCGCCGAAGACGATGCCGCACACGGTGGGGTCGGCATGCCCGGATGCGATCATGACGAGGGATGCGGCGCCGCCGACGAGGACGGATGCGACTCCTCCGGACAGCATGAGGGCGCTGGCGTCGGTGGCTTGCTGGCTCATGGGTGGTCTGCCGCCGTCGGTTTGGACGACGGGCGGCGTGCTGCCGATGACGGCCTGCGGGCTGGTGCCGGTGCGGCGGGCTTCGTGGATGGCGTTGTCGACGGCGGCACGGATGACGGCGTCGGTGAGCGGGTTGGCGGCCTGCCCGGTCGTGGCGGGCGGCTCGGGCAGGTCGTACACGGGTCGGGTTCCTTTCGAGGGGTGGATCAGGCGGCCTTGGGTGCGGCGCCCTTGCCGCGGCATTCGGGGCAGACGACGAGGAGTTGTTCGTTGCCGAAGACGGCATGGAGCTTGCCGTCGCCGGAGCATTTCCAGCACTTGCCTGCGGCGATGGCCTTGGCGACTGGCATGCCTTTGTTCTGCTTGACCCACTGGGCGTCGGTCTTGCCGGAGTTGGCGACGACCTTCGACGGGGTGGCCTGTTGCGGGGCGGGTGCGGCTGCTGCCGCGGCGGTCTGCGCGTACCAGGTGCCGCCGACGCTCTTGCCGCCGTGCTTGGTCTTCTCGTGCGCGCGGAGAGCTTTGGTGGCTTCCTTCGCGTCGCGGTAGCGGGGCTTCTGCTTCCAGCCGCAGGGGCAGGAGCAGCCGACGAGCCCGGTGTTCTTGTCGGCGCCGAACCGGGATGACTTCCAGACGGCCAGCTTGGACACCTTCTGCTTGGTGGGCTTGGCGGGGCAGGGCTTGGAGCCGGTGAAGGAGCCGTCTTTGCCTTTGGTGAAGATCTGGCCGTTGCCCTTGCATGTGGGGCAGCCCTGGTGGGTGGCGCGGAGGATGGCGGCGTCCTTGCGGGAGCGGACGACGTCGCTGCGGGTGTCGACCATGGGGACGACGACGCGCAGGACGAGCCAGCTGGCGGCGCGGGCGTGGATCGGGCCCTTGCGGGGGATCTTGACGCGGCGGGCGGGGTGCTTGCGGGCGGTGGTGCGGGTGGCGGGCTTTCGGCGTCGCGCGGGGGCGGTGCGGCGGGCCGGCGTGCGCTTCGCGGGCATGATCGGGACTCCTCGGGCGGTGATCGGTTTGTTGTGGTTTGCGAAGTGCTCGGGTACTGCTCGCGGGTGCTCCGCTGCTGGTCACAGCCGCTCGGGGTACTGCTCGCGGGGTGCTCGGAATTTCGGCGAGCAGTTGGCCGAGCACCTGGTCGAGCGGCTGTGACCTGCGGTCGAGCAGTGCCGAGCACCGCGCGAGCAGTGGACTTTCTAGGTCAAAGCGGTCAGCGCTTCGAGCTTGTAGCCGCGCGGGTTCGTCAGCCCGTCGATGTCGCCGATCGGTACCGGCGCACCGACGCCGACGTCCCGCAGCAGCTTGCGCAGCACGGCCGCCGTGAGGTCGCCGTACAGGTCCGGGTTCAGCTCGGCGAGCGCCTCCGCGAGGGGCTCGGGCCGGATCCGCTCGACGCCGGCATCGGCCATGACCTCCAGCGCGTCGACGACGATCTGCCGGTCCCCGGTGATCAGCTTCTGATCCGCTCCCCCGCCGGCGAGATGCATCAGCCCGGCAGCCTTGAGCGTGTCCTCGTCGAACCACGGACGCCCGGCCTGCTTGCGGGCTTCGACGGCCTGCTTGATCGCCGAGTGGCCGTGCTCGTTCCACCCGTACAGCAGCGGCCGGTCGAGGCCGGGGCCCTTGATGTAGGACTGGCCGGCATCGTTCTTGATCTGCTTGTTCTGGGCGGGAACGAGCCGGTCGGGCCGGTAGCCCTTCGCGGCGGCGCCCTGCCCGAAGACGAGGCGGATGTCGTCCCAGCGGGAGGCGAGCATGACCTTCAGCGTGAACGTGTCGGCGATCGCGTCGCCCATGGCGTCCGAGGTGGCGTCCTGGCCGGCGGCGACCACGTAGATCCCGGACTGCTTGCCGATGCGTAGGAGTTCGATGAACTTCTCCTTCGCCGGCTGGCTGAGGAAGATGAACTCGTCGACCAGCGCGAAGATCGCGGGATGCTTCTTGGTGGCGACCCAGGTGTCGCCCATGCCCAGACGGTTACGGACGACGTTGCGGCCGCTTGCCATCTTCACCAGGTAGTCGAGCCACTCCTCGCAGGCCCTGTTGCCGCGGATCGGCGGGACGGCCATCACGCCTTCGAACTCGCGCAGCCCGTCCTTGATCGGGTCCATGTCGAGGGCGATCGCGTTGTGGCAGGCGGTGATGACCTCGGCCAGATCGCGGAGCACGCCGGTGGACTTCGCCGATCCGGAGACGCCGATCACGATGATCCGCTGCCCTTCGAGGACGAGGTCGAGCGTGGAACCGTCCATGCAGCGGCCGAAGTTGTGCTGGTCGGCGATGTCCAGGCTGTTGGGGGCGTGCACAGCCGGCTTGGGCATGTCGTCGAACGGGTTGCCGGTGACGAGGCGGAGCACGATGTGCGCGGTCTGCTGCGGGTCGGGGTCGATGAGGGTGCCGCCGTGCTTGATGTTGAAGTGGGCGTCGAGCTGGTCGGCGACGGCGTTGACCTTGCCGGGGGTGGCGCCCTTGAGGATGATGTCGATCTCCCAGAACTTGCCGGTGAAGGCGAGCGCCCGGATCTGCCGGGTGTCGATGCCCTCCCAGGCGAGCGCGCGGGACACGCAGTCCTCGACCATGCCCGGCGACGTGCACACGGCGAGCGGGAACGGCTCGTCGGACTCGGGGTTGTCCTGGTCGGCGATCATCTGCTGCGGGGCGATGTCGGGCCGCTGGTCCCGGTAGCGGCCGTAGAAGGCGACGAGTGCCGCACCGATGGCCGCGGTGGTGGCGGGCGGGATGGCCCACGAGTAGTCGAGGGCGGTCATGCCCGCGAACTTCACGAGCGCCCACCAGCCAGCCAGGTTGAGGCCGGCGGCGGTGCCGGCCGCCCAGCCGAGGATCTTCCACCGCTTCTTGCGGACGATGTCGACCTTGTTCCAGTCGCTGGCCTTCTGCATGCCGCCGATGACCTCCTGGAGGTCGTGGGCGCGCACGTACCGCCAGCCGAGGAACGTGACCGCCTTGAAGCCGATGCCGAAGTAGCGCACCGACAGCCCGGTGAAGCGGGCCGTGTTCGCGGCGACGACCATGGCGGCCCCGCCGGTCTTGCGCACCATGGGCAGGCGCGGCTCGTAGGGGACGACGATGCCGGGCGGGATGTCCTCGTCGGACAGGTCGTCGGGGACTTCGAGCTCGCCCGGGATCACCTTGGACAGGTCCCAGTCGGCGGGGAAGTCGGGGTGCTGGTCGAGGCTCATGACGTTCCTCAGTGGTGGTGGCCGTTGACGGCCATGTGCTGGCGGGCGGTGTCGGAGGCCAGGGGCGTGACGATCGGGTGGAACGGGACGCTGTCGCCCTTGGTCCGGCGGTGCGGCGGGGGCTGCCTGCGACCCGCCTTCTTGGGCTTCTCCGATGACGTCGTGGAAGCGGGGGGGAGATCGGTAACGACCTGCGGCTTCTTCGTCACTCCGAGTGCCGTCGCGGGAGGTGTCGGCAGCACGTAGCGAACCGGCCGCCCGGAGGCCTTCGCCGGACGACGAAGGTGGTCGAGGATCCGCTGCCGGATCGTCTTCTCATCCAGCGGCGCCGGCTCCAGCGCGGCATCGAGAGCGGACGCCGAGCGGACGGCGTAGGCGTGGAAGCGGGGGGTCATGCCGGGCTTGTCGGTGCCGTGCACGATGGCCCACGCCTGCGCCCACGCGTCCTCGAACTTCAGGGAGCCGTAGGGGGCTGCGGAGACGAGACGGTCAGCGATCTCCGCGACAGTCTTGTGGTGACGCCTGCGCTGCTTCTCGTGGGCCGCCTGCGCCTTCTCCTCGGCCCGCTTCTTCGGGTCGACCGCGGCCGCGGACAGGGTGCTCACCCACTGGCGGATCTCGAAGACCAGCGGGCCCATCACGGTCACCCCGGCCAGCCCCCACGCCACCGAGGCGTTCGTCTCGGCGCCGTAGGCGTAGTTGATGTGGGCGGCGTACCCGGCCGCGCCCATCGCGAAGGCCCTCAGCAGCCACCGCACCCAGGTCGGCAGCTTCCGCTCGTCGGCGTAGGCGACACCAGCGTTCATCACCCAGGCCGCGCCTTCCAGGGCGAACGGCAGCGGCAGCAGCATCAGGCTGATCGACGCGAAGTGCATGACCTGCGCTGGCAGCGATGCCAGCGCCGAAGCGGCGACCAGGGCCAACGTGCCTCGGCGGTACACGTTGCCCGCTGTGAGGGTCTTCTCCCGGCGAGCGGTGCGGGCCTGACGGCGGGCAGTCTTGTCGCGGCGCTCCTGCGCCTTCTCCTCTCGGCGCTCCTTCTTCGCCTCGCGGGCTTCCTCGCGGCGCAGCTTGGACTCGAACGCGCGGTCCTCGCGCCGCTGTACGGCGTCCGCAGCCTTGTCGGCGCGGCGCTCTTCGAACCAGCTGCTCACGGTGATCGATATCCTCTCGGGGGTTCTAGCGGCTACGGCGGGAACGGGTGGATCGCCAGCCGAAGGGGCCGGGCAGATCCATCGAGGTGGTGCGGCGTCCGGTGGACGAGACCGTGTGGTGCGGTCCTCCCCGGCCGCCCAACGTCACCGACCAGGAACGCCGGTTGATGTTGAGGCGGACCCCGGGCAGGATCCGGAAGCTCTTGCGGAACGTCAGCGGCATTAGTCCTCCACCCACGTGCCGTCGGAGCGCTTCACGTACCGCTGCGTGGTGATGCGGGCGTGCTTATCCCACTCGTCGACGCGGATCACGGCGGTCTTGCTGCCCTTGTCCAGGACGCCGCCTTCATGCATGGCACGACCGCGCAGTTGATCGTCGGTCAGGCCGCTACGGGCGGCGGGAGCGGGAGTGTCGGACTTCGGATACTTCGGACTGAACAGGCCCACGACGGGACTCCTCTCAGGCGGGCGCGCCGGTGCGCGCCTTGTGGAATTCGGTGCGGAACTCGTCGGTCAGCCCGGCGCCGAGCGCGGCCCCGACCGGGCCGATCCCGGTCACCGACGCCGCCCACAGCTCCAGCCAGGCGGCCCGGGTGGCCAGGTAGTTGATGACCGGCCGGGCGCAGCGGACGCTAAACACGACGGCGCCGAGCGCGACCATCACGGTCACGGCGAGGGCCCGCAGCGCCCACCGGCCCGCCCAGACGACGGCACGATGCAGCCGGCCAGGCTTCGCGGTGATCAGATAGGCGTGCATGCGGGCTCCTCTCGGATCGGTTGGACTAGCGGCGGAGGATCCGGCCGCCGAGCAGTGCGGCGACGGACGTGGTGACGAGGGCGATGAGGAACGCGCCCGCGCAGCCGTCGTTGCCGTGCAACTTCAGGTGCGCCTCACATCCGGGGCAGTCCGGCTCATTCGCCAGGCCGAGCGCGTTCTTGTGGATCTTCGCGTGCGCCTCGCACTGCGGGCAGCCGGCGGCCATCAGCGGCCCTTCCGGGTCCCGCCGTGCCAGAACGACACCTTCGCCGCGGCCTCGTTCGCGGCAGCGTTCAGCCGCTGGTACTCCGGCGTCTCGTGCCGGATGCCGGACTTGAACTCGCGGCTGCTGTTGTCGTTGAGCGCCTTGTCCGCGGCCTTCATGTCGGCGATCGCGGCCTTCTCCTTGGGGGACTTGCTGAACAGGCCCATGACGGGCTCCTCTCGGGTTGGCGGTGCGGTGATCGGCTAGTTGGGGAAGCGGCCGGTGGCCTTGAGGTGGGCGACGTTGGCCCGGGACTTGTCGATGCCGGCCTGCGTCTCGGCGGTCTGCTGCCGGGTGCGGGCTTCGGCGGCGTCGATGCGGGCGTTCAGGTCGGCCATGGTCTGGTTGTGGACGCGGCCCGGCCGCCCGGCGGCGGCCTCGGCGCCCGTCTGGATGCGGGTGATACGGGCCTCGGCCACGGCGGTCAGCCCTTCCGGCCGTGCGCCTTGTCGAGCGCCTTACCGGCGTCCTTGACCTGGCCGGACTTGATGCCGTCGTAGACCTTCTGGCTCTTCGCGACGGCGGCCGGGCTGGTCAGATCCTTCTTGCTGCCCATGCGGGCTCCTCTCGGGTTGGGGTTGGGGTGGTGCGGGGTTAGGCGGCGACGGGCAGTCGCAGCCCGCGCAGTTCGTCGACGAGCCGCGGGCCCAGCTGGGTGACGGCGTCGACGCCCGCGGCCTGGTCGAGGATCAGACGGCGCGTCTCCTCATCCGCGGCAATGAACTGGTCGATCAGACGGGCACGGTCCTGAATAGACATGGGGGTTCCTTAGGGGTGAAAGAGGTGGGGGTGATGCGGGGTTGGACACCGCGAGCGGCGGAGGCCGCGGGGGATTCGGAACTTCCCCGCCACTCGCGGTGGTCTAGGGGCTAGCGGGGCCGGTTCTCGGAGCGCCGGTTGACCTCGGCGACCTTCTTCGACAGGAGCTCGTGCCCGGCGTCGTCCAGGCAGAGGACGAAGCCCGGATGCCCGCCGCGAGGCCGCTGCGGAAGCGCGTCCTTCGTCTTCTCGTGCTCAGCCACCGTCACCACCCCCGGACCGCGAGCGCACGACGGCGAGCGGCGGTGTCACGGGGAAGCGGCGGAAGGTCCGGCGTCGGCTCCGTCCGGCGGACGTAGGAGGCGAGCTCGTGGGCTCGACGGTCCGCGTCCGACATCTCCGGCTGCTGCGGCGTCTCGGCTGCGGTGCTCATGCCGACACCGCCTCGGCGTGCTGGTTGTGCAGGCGGGCGGTGCGGGCGGCCTCGTCGACCTTCGCGGCCAGCTTGCGCAGGTCGTCAGCCACCACGGACGCCATGTCAGGCGTGAGGTAGGCGTCGACACTGCCCGCGTCGCCGATGATGACGTGAGCCTCACGCATCTGCGGGTCGGTGGACATCGAGTCACTACCGACGGTCACGCTCAGCGTGTAGGCCGGCTTGCCCTCGTTGAGGAACGAGGGGACGTGGACCGCGAACTCTTCACCGGTGTGGTCGACGTCCTCGATGAAGTGGACCCACCCGGCGACGTGATTCGTCTGGCACCAGTCGGCGCATTCGACGAACACGATCTTCTGCTCGGGGCCGGGAGCGCCGATCGCCACGGGGGCGAGGTGGTGACCCGGCGCGATCGCTGGGAACGTGGCGACGTTGGTCGCGGGGTGGTCGACGCTCGACGCACCGGTAAGCTCTTGCGTAGCCATTCAGGGGTCCCTTCACAGATCCTGATTGGTCAGGCCCTGGCCAGGGAGTGGAGTCCCTCGGCTGGGGCCGTTTTCGTTTGTGGGTGTCGGTGGAGCGACACAGCTGTCCCATCCGGACCGGTGGAGCGATCCCGAGTGGCACTCCACTAACGTAGCGCCTTCCCTAGACCGTGGCAATCCACTGTGGGAAGATTCCTCCATGCCAGCCGGAATCCACCTCAAGAGAGCCCGCACGTACCGCCCGGACCCCGAGCTGTACGAGCAAGCCCGGGCTGCCGTCGCCGCGGTGGACTCCACCATGAATGAACACATCAACGCGTTCCTGCGTTGGCTGATCCGGGAGACAGACGAACTGCCGCCGCGCCCCCTGAAGCGGGAAGGCGGACCGGGCACGCCGCATGGTCGGTGATCTCTCATGCCTACACGGTGACAGTGAGGCAGCCCGCCCCGCGACGACATCTCGGGCGACATTGCGGCGGCATCCGGCTACCGTGGATGCATGACAAACCCGAACACCATCCTCCGAACAGTGCGCATCTCCATGATGCTCAGCCAGGACGACTTCGCCAGAGCGCTCCGGGAAGCCGGCGAGCAGGCCAAGCTTCCAATCGAGCCCAGCAAGCGGCTCGTCCAGCGATGGGAGTCCGGGGCAATTTCCGTGCCAAGCCCTCGCTACGCCCGCGCCCTTGAAGCCGTCACTGGCATGCCGATCGACTCACTCGGTTTCGCCTCGCCGGCCATGTCGCGCGTTACGGACGACGGGGCTGGCGGTCATGACGTCCACCTGTCCCCCGACGGAATTGCCGCTCCGTCGCCTGGCCCAACCGCTGCCGCATCTCCTCGCGGCAACTACTCCGGCGTGTGGCTGTCGCAGTATGAGTACGTCTCCAGCGGGCGCGGCGACCAGGTCTTTGTTGGCAAGCACTTCGTCGTGCTGCTTCAGCACGGGAATCGGATAAGCGTCCGCTCCTTGCCTGGCGCGTCCCTGAACCCGGATTCGCCTCTCACGATTGACCTGACCGTGGACAACAACGTCGTGACAGGCACCTGGGTGGAACAGACCGCTGCCGACGGCTACTACCGCGGGGCCCGCTACTACGGCGCCATTCAGATGCTCATCGAGCCGACGGGCCGCCGCATGGCCGGCAAGTGGGTCGGCTTCGGCAAGGAGTTCGACATCAACACCGGGCCATGGGAATTGCGGCTTGAGGACCCATCGACGAATCAGGCGACGATCGCCAAGTACAGCCGAGTACCCGAATAGGCGGAGGGAAGTGCGTTGACCCATCTGGAAGTCGTACCTGAATTCAAGGACACGCTCGATCGACCAGCCTGGTGGTTCCAGGAGCAGTGGCTCTGGGCGCGGACCGACTGGTCTAAGGTCCGCAAGCCGATGACCGAGGAAACCCGGAGGCGGGCCTACGCCCGCGAGGGCATTCCATATCCGGGCGACGTAGAGCCGGCGCCGGAGCAGCCCCGCCCCGTTGACGCTCCTCCCCCGCCACCTAAGCAGAAGGTGCCTAGTGCCAAGTCGCACACCTACCTGATCGGGGCAGACGGCACGCACCTGGTGAAGATCGGTATCGCGAAGGACCCGATGCGCCGACTGAAGGAGCTCCAGACAGGCCAGCCGATGGCCCTCCATCTGCTGTGGTCCGCCGTCGGGGATTACGAGCGCGACCTGCACATCCACTTTGCCGCCCACCGCATTCGCGGCGAGTGGTTCGATCTATCCGCCGTCGGTGACCCAATAGACGTCGTCAAGGCCGCCGTTGGGGAGATCGAGGCCGCCCGCGCCTGACCGCCTCTCCCGCCTCACACGCGCCGCCCGTGTTGCACGGGCGGCGCGTTGCTGTTCGCGCCCTTGCGGCCCGCCCGCGCTCCCCTGACGGTGGCCTGTGCGCGGGGTGGTGCATCGACGCGAGGGGGACGACGTGCAACGCACGTGGAATGGCATGGCCGGCTGGCTGCTGCTGCGGCTGGCGGTGGTGCTGCATCGGACGGTGGCTGGTCCGGCGGCGCGGGAGCGGGTGCAGTTGCGGCGGAACACGGCGTTGCGTGGCGCGTACCGGCGTGGGGTGACGGTGCCGGAACTGGCGGCGCAGCTCGGGCTGTCGGAGGGGTGGGTGCGGCAAGTGCTGAACGGGAAGAGGCCGCCGGAGGTGGAGGAGGCCGCGTAGGCCGGACACGACGAAGGGCCCGCACCCGGGTTGGGTGCGGGCCCTTCTGGTGCTTCACCGTCCGGCTCGGCGTTTGGTCTGGCGTTTGATCTGGCTGGTGAGATGCCATCCGCGGCAGGCGGGGCAGCGGTAGGTGCGTTTCTCGCGGCGTTTGGGGTCGGCGTTGTCGATGCCGGTGAGGGCGAAGAGCGCGCCGATGCGATCCCGGTAGCGGAATTTGCCAGTGGGGCAGAGACCGGCGGCCATCACTGGCCCTCCCGCTCGACGTCCCAGTAGCGCCGGTCGTCGGCGGCAGCTTCTTGCACGCTGGGCCCGGTGTCGTGGGCGGGCGCGGACTCGCCGAGGGCGTGGTGGATGGCGATCGCGGCGGTTCGCTCCACGATGCCTCCCATCGCGGACAGGCTGCCGGCCACGGTTCGCACGCGTTCGATGGTCTCCTCTCGCGCCCGGTTGGAGGCTTCTTGGCTGGCGCAGATGTCGGCGAGGTCGATCTCGTCGAAGTTGTTGAGGTACCAGCGGGCCCGGTCGGAGAGCTGCTCGTAGCGGTCGGTCATGCGGCGGTCTCCAAGGTTGTCTCGCTGCTGTCTGCGGTCTTCTGCCTGCGCTTGCGTCTCTCGACCTGGTAGTCCCGCTCCCCCGCCTTGCAGGCCTGGCAGGCGTCTTCGCCGCGTTTCTGGTGCTGGGTGTAGCCGCCGTGGTCGCCGTGGCGTTGGCTGCGGGGCCGGCCGTCGAGGATCCCGGCACGGCAGGCGAGGAGGACGGCGTGGGCGATGTTGCGGGCGTCGAGCTTGCGTGCCAGGCGGAGCGCCATCTTCGAGACGCTCTTCTCCTGGTAGCCCAGCTCGTGGGCGATCGCGGCGTAGGTCTGGCCGTTCGCGGCGCGGCGCAGCACTTCGGCCTCGACGTCGGTCAGCGGGGTCACAGCACCTCCTCCAGCGCTATGCGAACGTCGGTGATGTCGCGGTATACGGGCCAGTCGACTTGTCCGCGTAGGTCCCACCAGCCGTGTGGGGGTACGGGGCCCGGGTCGGGGGTGGCGGTGTCGCACGGGTCGGGCGGCATCGGCGTCACGGCTGCCTCCTGGTGGGCCGTCCGGTTTTGATGTGGCCGTCGGTGGTGAGGTGGCCGTCGGCGTCGGCGAGCATGCGGACGGCGCGCTGGAGGACGTCCCAGGGCTTCTCGCCGGGGTAGCAGCGGCGGAGGACGGTGAACGTCCATGCGGTGACCCGCAGGCGGGGCGGAGTCGGGGCGGTCATCGGGCGTCTCCTCGTGCGGGGTACGGGCAGTGCGGCCCGTCGTCGCCGTCGTCGGGTTCGGGGTCGAAGGCCGTACCGGGGAGGGCGTGGGTCGTCCAGCGGGCGGTCATCACGCCTCCTCGTCGGCGACGAACGGGGCAGACGCCTCCGGCTTGACGGACCGCCATAGGTGCAGGCCGACCGGCTTGCCGTCCAGGTACAGGAACATCGCGGAGCGGATGGCCGGGTTGCCGATCTGCTGTGCGGCACGTGCGAACTTGCCACGGTCCGCGCCGAGGCCGGCGATGCGCCGGTACTCGTGGGCTGCGATCGTCTCCACGGCGTCGGCATCCCGCTCAAGGCGGGCGGCCACGCTGCGGACCCAGGCGTCGAACTCGTCGGGTACCTGCTCCAGCAGGCTGTCGAGCGGCCCGTGGGTCGCGCCCGCCAGCGCCGTGATCTCAGTGACTGGGCAGCCGAGGGCCTTCGCGACCGTCTTCGGCTGCGCGTCGGCGAACTTCTGCATGCCGAGGTAGCGCCAGATGTCCCGCTCAGTGATCCCGGTCAGCACCTTGTGGAGGCGAACGTATTCGGCGAACTTCGCCTTGGCGCGCAGGCCGGAGGCGTAGCGGATGACAAAGCCCTCCGCGCGCATTCCGGACGTCTGCTGGCCGTCTGGCAGTTGGTTGGCCTCGGTGAGTTTCAGAAGCTCGTCGAGCGGCGGGGCGGGCCACGTCCGCACCACGGATCCGATGTCCACCCAGTCGTCGGCAACGAAGTCCAGTTTCCACTCACGGCCTTCTGCGTTGTAGGCGGCGAGGAGGACGAGGTCTTGTCGCTGGCCGTAGTCGACGACGATCCGGTTACCCGGGTAGACGATCTCGGCGAGGTAGGTGTTGCCGGGGACGAGGTATCCCGTGGGCCGACTGTCAATCCAGGCCTGCGCCCACTGTGCCTGCTCGCTAGCGAAGGAGCCTTTCGATGCCACCCGCCAGCGACCGTCGTACCAGAACACAATGCCGAGAGACCCGTCGACCTTGTCGTAGACGGTGAACGGTTCGCCGTCGGGCAGGGGTTGCGCGTAGTCGTGGCCGAGGGCGTGCTCGCCGACGTTGAAGAACTTCGGGAACGGCCAGGCCACGATCTCGCCGGTCTTGTCGTCGGCGATCAAGCCTCGGCAGCGGGTGGTGACCGGAGTCCAGACGCGGTCGTACTGCGCAGACCGCGTGTAGGTGTAGATCGACAAAGGCAGCGTCGGGTGCGTCTTGCGGGTGACGTATCCGGCGTCGGCGGCGGCGGCTAGGTCGTCCGGGTCGAACAGTTCGGCAAGGTCGGTCATGCGTGCCTCTTCTCGGGTGCTGTGTGCCCGTGTGGCGGGCGCGGGTGGCGGGTGTGGGGCTCGGGCGGGTCGGGGGCGGTTGCGGGGCTCAGACGGGCGCAGGGCCTCTCCGTGGCTGTGAGCGCCTCTCAGGGGCGTCAGGCTCGTGCGGGACGTTCTCGCGGCATTCGGCCGTCAGACGGGCGCACAGGGCCGCTCTCGGGGCCGCGCAGGTCTTCTCGGGCCGATCCAGGCGCGACTGAGGCCGCCCACGAGCCCGTCACGCCTCGGCCTCCTCGGTCTGCACGGCGGCGGGCGCGGCGGCCAGACGGCGCAGCAGGCCCTCGGCGTCACCGAGCGCGCAGCGCTGCCGGAAGTCGTAGCGCTGGTACTCGGCGACGTTGATGTCGGTCTTCTCGCGCAACTTGGCCACCGCGTCGGCGGCCTCCAGCAGGACGGCGGCCCGGTCGGCGGGCGGCGGCAGCACGGCGTCCGGGTCGTGCAGCCGCGCCTCCTCGGCCAGCCACGCGGGCCAGGTGGACGGGTCGCCGTAGTAGTGCTGGCCGGGCAGTTTCTCGCCCGCCGACACCTCTTCGCCGTCACGGCGCCAGTGGCCCTTGACGTAGGCGTGGAAGCGGCCGAGCTGCGAGTCCTCGGTAGCCCGGTAGGTCAGCGAGATCTCTGTCGGGACGAGGTAGCCGGGCCCGTACTCGTTGGCCACCTCGGGCATGCCGCGCACGGCATAGGTGACGTTGCGGCCGATCGGGATGCGGACGGGCGTCGGGTCGGTGGTCATGGTCAACTCCAGGGTTCGATATGGAAGGCTGGGCGGAGACTCCGCGGCGTTACCGGCGCCGCGGAGTCGCTGCATGGTCATGCGGCGGTCCGGCGGACGAGATGCACGCCGTCGCAGCGGTCGCAGACGGTGGTGGCGAGGCTGATGTGCGCGCCCGACGGGACCGACCGCAGCGCCAACTCGGCCGTCGGGAAGCGTTGCTCGCCCGACGGGCAGACGCGGGTCTGCCGGATGTTCCGGGCCGGATACCGCAGCCACGGGCCGGACATCAGCGGGCACCCCGGGTACGGCGGGCATCAGCGGGCGACATCAGGCGCCTCCTCGGCCGCGAGCAGGCTGCGGAGGTGCACGGCGACGGGATGCCTGGCGTCCGGCCCGGCAATCTGACGCCCGGTCTCGTCGAGGCTGGCGGCGAACTCCAGCACGCGGGCGATCGCCGCCCGCAGCCGCCGCACTTCGTCGAGCAGCTGCCGGCCGGTGGTCACGTCGATGCCGGTGCCCATCTCGGCGGCGGCAGCGAGGACCGCGGTGGTCTCGTCGAGGTCGAGGGGCTGGTTGGTGGGTGTGCTGGTCATGCGAATCTCCTTGCTGACGCTTCGTCTACTTAGGTCGGGGTTCAACGTGCGGGTCACGCGACGGGCTCGGCGAGTGCGTCGGCGACGGTGCGCCCGCGGTACGTCAGCGTCGGTGCCAGCTGCTTCGCGATCCGCAGCGCCGTCACGTGGTCGAAGCGGTACGCCTTCAGCCACTCGGCCTGCTCGGCGTCGAAGTCGTCCATCTCGGCCTGCGTGGCCGGCTCCTGCGGGCCGCGACTCCAGCAGAAGCCGGGCGAGCGCTTCCCGTCGGCGTCGACGTACTGGCTGCGGCACTGCACGGACCACAGGCCGTCGCCGCGGTAGGAGACGCGCACGGTGTACGTCCAGCGCTCGTCGTGGTCTTCGGGCAGGCAGCTGACGGTGTAGCCGGTCGTCTGGACGATCGGGTCGGGCTGTCCCGGCTCGATGTGGCCGAGGCCCTCACGGATCTGGCGCATCGTCATGGCGGGGCGGGGCTCGTTCGTGGTCATGCAACCTCTCCTTGCTGCGGGTGGTGGTGGGGCAGGGCGTTGGGGGTGGCGGTCTGGGGGACGAAGCGTCGGCCGAGGAGGCAGACCGTGCCGTCCGCCTCCTGCGCGAGGTCGAAGCCCTTCACCTGGGCCTTGCCGACGTTGATCCGCACCTGTTCGGCGGGGACGCCGACGTGGAGGAGGTGGCCGTTGGCGTACAGGTCGTGGGGTGCTTCGCGGACATCGGACGGCTGGACCGTGGTCATGCGACGTTTCCTTCCTGGTGCTGGTGGTTGGCGGGGTTGCCGCCGCACTTGGCGCAGGTGCACACGTCGGGCGGTGGGGTGGGTCCGGATGCGGCGGTACCGAGCGGCCAACCGCCGGTGTGAGCGATCCGATAGCCGGGCGTGGGCACGGCGGTGAGCTGGGCGCGCGCGGGCTCGGCCTGCACCGTGCGGCCGGTGATGTGGCGGAGGTAGTCGCGGAAGCTGGCCGGGTCCTTACGAAGTTCCGCAATGTCCTCGGCGCTGAGATCGGTCATGACTCCCCCATGGGCAGCTCGCCCTGGGCGCCGGTCCGCGCGGCCTCGATGGCGGCGCAGCGGCGGCAGGGGTCTTCGAAGTGGATGGCCCCGGAGCCGAGCGCCCAGGACTTCTGGAACTTGACGTGGTCGGCGAGGGTGCCGTGGGCGGCCATGTCGTCGATGGCCTCGTCGGTCATCAGCGGCTCGTCGAGCGGGACGTGGCAGCCGCAGGGGCAGCCGGGCTCCCCGCCGATGCCGAGGGCCGCGGTGTGGGCCCAGCAGGCGTGGTGCTTGTGCTGGCGGCAGGCGGGGCAGATCGTCGTCTTCTCGCCGAACGCCACGACGACCTTGCCGGGGCGGAGTTCGGAGTCCTGCGCCCGGTAGCCGCGGCTGCGGCCTCCTCCTCGCGTCACGTTGCCCACGCCCCTTCGCCTGCGGGGAGGAGGCCGATGAGGTGGCTGATGGCGGCGTGCCAGGCTTCCTCGGATTCGAGGCGGGGGTGGGCGCCGGTGTCGCGGTCCCAGCCGACGAGCGGCCGTATGGCGGGGCGCAGGGTGTGCGACCAGTAGATCGAGAACGACCACATGGGGTCGGTCTCGGCCTTCTCGGCTTCAGCACGGACGTCCTGCTCGAGGTCGAGCAATCGGGGCTCGACGGCGGTGAGTTCGGGCCAGGTGATCACGGGTTTCTCCTTGTCAGTGGTCGCGGCGGAAGTTCTGAAGTCGGCCGTAGTGGCCTTGGAAGATCAGCGGGATGACGCGGCCGTTGGCGCCGTTGCGGTTCTTGGCGACGATGAGATCGATCTCGCCTGCGCGGGGTCCCGTGTCGGTGCCGTCCTCGGCGAGCGGCCGGTGCATGAGGATGATCACGTTGGAGTCCTGCTCGATCGCCGAGGAGTCCTTGAAGTCGGTGACCAGGGGCTGCCTGCCGACGGAGCCGCGGTTGAACTGGGCGAGCGCGATGACGGGGATCTCGAACTCCATCGCCATGAGCTTCAAGCCGCGGCTGATCGTGGCGACTTCCTGCGCCCGGTTGACGCCGCTGCTCGAGCCCTCGGGCGTCAGTAGCTGGAGGTAGTCGGCGACGAGGATGGCGGCCGCTTGGCCGTGGCCAGCCATCCAGCGGAGCCGGGCCCGGATCTTCGACAGGGTGAGGTTCGGGGAGTCGTCGAGGATGAAGTTGCGGGCGTTCTGCATCCGGTCGTTGACCTTGATGACGCGGGCCCACTCGTGGTCGCTGAGCCTGCGGCGGACCAGCCTGTCGACGTCGACGCCAGCTTCGGCGGCGGTGAGGCGGGCCATCAGTTCGGAGCCGCCCATCTCCATCGACGCGACAAGCGCTGGCCGGCAGCGGGTGAGGGCAACGTGGGCGGCGAGGTTCATGCCGAGCAGGGACTTGCCGCCGCCGGTCGCGGCGCCCACGGTGACCAGCTGGCCGGGCTTGAGCTCGATGACGTCGTTGAGGTCTATCCACGGGGTGTCGAGGGCGCGCGGGTCGTTGCCGGCCTGGAGTTCGTCGAGGAAGGCAGCCCACCGATCGGCGACGGAGAGCTTTACCTCGAGCGGCGATGCGCCGGTTGCCGCGCCCTGGAACTCGGCCATGGCATCGTCGAGGATCTCGGCGGCCGTGTCCTGTCGGGCGTAGGCGCGGGCTGCGGCGCGGGTGGACGTTTCGATGACCGCGCGCAGCATGGCCATGTCGCGAACGATCTCGGCGTACCGCTCGGCGTGTGCGGTGGACGGGACGGCGGCAACGAGGTGATGCAGGTAGCTGCCGCCGCCGATCTTGTTGAGTTCGCCAGCGCGGGCCAGTTCCTCGCCGACGGTGATGGGATCGACCTTGGGGTTGCGACTGCGCCCGTACAGGTCCGTGATCGCGGTAAAGATCGTCTGGTGTGGGGGGCGGTAGAACTGACCGGGCTCGACCATTGCGATCATTCGGTCGATGACGCCCTGCGACAGCAGCATGCTGCCAAGGACGGCCTGTTCGGCCTCGAGGTCGAAGGGCGGTACCCGCTCGAACTCGTCTGGCTGGTCGTAGTCGTTCACGCTGCAGGGTCCTTACGGCTTGGGTGGCATTGCGGGCAGGGGTAGAGCGAGCGCAGGCCCTTGTCGTCCTCGTGCTGGCGGAGGCGGGTGATCTCGTCGCAGTCCGGGTCGCCGCAGTACGGCGGCTTCTGTTGGGCGCCCGACCGTTCAGCACGGGCCGCCTGAGCGTCGGGGTGCCAGGGCGACCCAACCGGGGGCGCCTCGTACTCGCGCCAGACGTCGAGCAGCAGAGTCCCGAACTTGATCGGGTTGCGCGGGTTCCAGCGGAGGCCGGCGAGGTGGACGAGGTACGGAATGCCGTGGCTCTTCATGAGCTGCTGGACGACGACCCACTGAAAGTTGCTTAGGCGGGTCCAGCTGACGGAGATGCCCTTGACGCCGAGAGCGTCGATCAGCGGCTTGGCCCACTCGGGGACTCGGCTGCTGCCTGCTTGCGTACTTACGTAGTTAGAAAGATTCGGTGGAAGTGTGCTTCCAGTCGTTCCTTCCTGACCTGCGGTTTCGTGCTGCGCCGAATCTGCCGACCGGGTGGAAGTGTGCTTCCGGTCGGTCCGGGTGGAAGTGTGCTTCCGGTCGTTCTCTTCTGACCTGCGGGTATGCGCCTTTTCCGAGGTGTTACCGGCGGTGTACCGACCGGAAGTGGGCTTCCGCCCGGTCGACCGACCGGAAGTGGGCTTCCAGTCGGTCGCCTTGAGCTCACGCTTCCTTTCGCAGGCCAGGTCCCATACGAGGGGGCGCCGGTCTGGCGGGAACTTTGCAACGACCGCCGGGTCGCCAGGGCGGATGAGGCCGGCCTTCTCCAGTGCGGCCAGGTCGTTGCGAACGGCCCGGTCGGACTTGCGGGCGTACTCGGCGAGAAGCTCCTGAGAAGGGCAGGCTCCGCGGCCTTCCCTGTCGGCATGGCGAGCAAGCCCGACAAGGACCGGGATCCAGTGCGGCGACACGTCGGGCGCCGACTCAATCACCCACATCAGGGCCTCTTTACTCACGGGAAATCTCTTCTCAAGGAGGGGTGTCTCTCGGGTCTACAACTGGTTCTGGACAGCCCTCATGGGGGTGCTGTGGCTCGATTGCCGTTCGCACAGATACGAGAATACCGTTCGCGGGGTGAATACGCGAGTGATGACCGCGCTCGCGTAGCGGAATCGCGTTCGCGCATGGCAACATGGGTTGCATGACCGACGCCGAGACGGAGATCAGACAGGCCGCCAAGAAGCGCGAGCGCTCGAAGGCCGCCTTCGACCGCGACGACGCAGCGCTGCGTGCCCTCTTCGTCGAGTGGCGCGCCAAGGGCATCGGCCCGTCGGACATGGCCCGCTGGTCCGGCATGACCCGTGAGTGGGTCGCGAAGATCGCGCCCGCTGCCAAGTCCGACTGATCGCATCTCCCCTCCTCCTGTTCTCCTTGGGCCCCGCTGTTGCGGGGCCCTTGCCGTGTCCGGGCTAGGCGGCGAGTGCCGTCTGGGGTGCGGTGTGGCGGTCGATGTCCTCGCCGGTGATGGCCTCGACGAGGGCGGAGACGATGACTTCGGCACAGTTGGGGGTGACGGCGTTCATGCGGCTGCCTCCTGGGTGTCCTCGATGGCGCGGGCGTGGAGCAGCCGGAGGGCGTAGGCGGCTTGCTGCCAGACGACTCCGTTGCCGAGGGCGCGGAGCATGGCGGGCCGGGTGAGGCCGGGGGTGTCGGTGACCCAGCCGTCGGGGAGGCCCATGAGCCATTCGGTGAAGACGGGGCTCAGTCGTCCCAAAGCGTCGGTGGGCCAAGGGGCGGGGCGTCCGAGGACTCGTTCCCAGCGGCGGATGGCGGGTCCGTAATCGCCCCAGTCAAGGTCGGGTTGCCCCGGCCGTAGCTGGAGGACGTCCTCTCGCCGTCCGACGTGGTCGGTGTCGGCAGGAGCTGCGCTGCGGCACTCGGCAGCATCAGGTCGCCCTTGCTGCCGCGCTGATTCGGGCCGCCCTTCGTGCCGTCCGTGGCCCGTGGCGTGGGGAAGAGCTTCGTCGGGCCGTCCGAGTTCGGGGTCGGTGCAGCCGTGGCAGCCGGCGCAGAACCCTCCGGCGTCGTGGAAGGGCTCTGCGCATCCGCAGGTGGGGCAGACGGGCTCGACAGTTGCCCGCTGAACACCACGTCCGACAGGGTCCAGCCCTCGTTCACGTTCGGGTTGTCCGCCTTCCGGCCGGCCGTGGCGTTCCTGGTGCCCTTCGCGTCGCCAGCCATCGGCGTCGGGAGTAGACGATCCACCGTGGACGGCAGATCGTCCTCCTATCCCGCTCCCTTGCCGTCCCTCGCCCTGGGCGTCGGCAGCAGGTGTTCCACCTCGTCGGCCAGCGTGGGGCCATGCCCGCCCGCTTTCCGCTTGTCGGGATGCTGCGAGCCGCCGTTCGTCCCCAGGTTCGAGGTCGGCGTCTTGAACAGGCGCCGCGCTTCGTCCCGCAATCCCCAGCCCGCTGACGACCCGCGATCCGTGCCCCCGTCCGAGGCCACTGGGGTCGAGAGAAGCCGGCCAGGCGTAGATGATGATGCGGCGGCGCCTGTGCGGGGCGCCGACTTCGTCCGCGCCCACGCGCTCCCATTCCGCATGGAGCCCGAGGGTGGCCAGGTCTCCGAGTACGGCTCCAAGAGCTCGAAGAATCCGTCCTGCGTCGGCCTCTTCTTCCAGAGCCTCAGCGTCGAGTCCCAGTCCACGATCAGCGGGTGCTGAGAGGAGCCCTTCGACATTTTCGATGACCACCAATCGTGGGTTGAGTTCGTGGATGGCGCGGGCGAAGTGGGCCCACAGCCCTGAGCGGGAGTCGGTTGTCAGGCCTGCGCGCTTGCCGGCGGAGGAGACGTCCTGGCACGGGAAGCCGCCTGTGAGGATGTCGACGGGGCCGTGCTCGTCGATGACGGCCTGCCAGTCGACCTTGGTGATGTCGCCGAGGTTGGGGACGTCCGGCCAGTGGCGGGCGAGGATCTTCGCGGCGTACTGGTTTTTGTCTTCCTTGCCGTTCTTGTCGGGCGGCTCGTACTGCGAGTGCCAGGCCACCTCGGCGTCGTAGACGTCCATGACAGCTAGGTCGAGGGCGCCGGTGCCGGTGAACAGAGAGCCGATGCGGAGCATCACGCCGCCACCTGCTTCCGCTGCCGCTTCTGGCCGGTGCGCCATTCGGCGACGATTTGGCGGACGGTGGAGATGGACACTTCGCCGCCGAGCCGGTTGAGGATTTGTTCGGGGGTGTCGCCGTGCCAGGCGAAGTGGATGATCTCCTCGCGGCGGAGTTCGGCGCGTTCGTGGAAGTTCAGGTCGCGGCCGAGGTCGGGCTGGGCTTCGGGGTCGTCGATGTCGTCCCAGGCGGCGGGCGGCGCCCAGCCTTCGCGGGCGGCACGGTTCCGGGAGCGGGCCGACGTTCCGGGTGTGGTGGACAGCTTCCGGAAGCCTGCGTCGACGCGGCGTGCGAGTCCGAGGCTGACAGTGGTGAGGCTGCCGTTGAGGAGGTCGGTCAGGACTGTGTGGTCGATGCCGCAGGTGGTGTCGATGTCCCGGCATTTGTGGCCGAGGGCGACGAGTGCGCGGGCCTTGCGGATGCTGACCAGTGCGGGCGTGCTGCGGTGCTCGGGGATGCAGTCGCCGGGCTGGATGGCGAGGAGCTTGTTGGCGGTGCTGCGCCGGCACTGCGGGTTCTTCTCGGTGAGCAGGTTGTGGATGGTGGATGTGGAGCAGCCGGAGACGGCGGCGAGTTGGATCCATCCGGCGTCGGCGGCGAAGAGGCCGCGGATGTGGTCGGCGACGGGCTTGGTGTCGACCATGAGGCTGCGGCCGGTCTGGTTGAGGAAGCGGCGCCGCTTGTCGTAGTTGTTCTCGGCGCGTCGGCAGGGCGTGCAGGGGCAGCCGGGGATACCGGCCGCGGGACGGCCCTTGGCGCGGGCGGTGGTTCCGTGTTCGGCGAGCGGCTTCACGACTGCTCCTCCTTCCGTGCCTGGTCGTTGGTGGCGGCGAGGATGGCGTTGCAGGTGTCGAGGTCGCCGCTGCTGTCCCAGTCCTGCTGCTCGTGGCCGGTCATGAGCTGGGCCTGGCGCGGGTCGTAGGGGCGGGTGTCGTCGTCGCTGATGGCGCGGTTGATGGACCACACGGCGAAGGCGAGGAGGCCGGCCGCGATGGCGACGTTGGGCCAGTTGTTGCCGAGCCAGGCGCCGACGGGCTGGAGGTTGTTGCCGGCGGTGAGCCAGGCCGCGTACACGTCGGGGGTGTTCACGCGCTCACCTCTTCGGTGAAGAGGTCGTACTGGGCACCGAGGGGGGTGTTGGACCAGAGGACTTCGGTGCGGTCCTTGGCGGTCTTGGCGTTGCCGGTCATGGTTGAGGTCTCGTAGCGGTGCCAGCCGTCGTACAGCTCGTCGTAGAGCGGGCTGTGGTAGCCGGAGAGGACGACGGCGGCCTTGCAGTCGGCGAGTGCGGCCGCAAGCTCGCGGTGCTCGGTCTCGGCCTTCATCTCGATCCGGTAGTTGTTGCCCCAGCCGCGCGTGGTGCCGAGGTAGGGCGGGTCGACGTACAGCAGGCACTTGGGCTGCTTGCCGTACTTGCCGATCAGGTCGAGGGCGGGCATCGACTCGAGCGAGACGCCGTGGAGGCGTTCCGCTGCTGCGGCGAGGCGGAGTACGTAGGCCTCGAGGTAGCCGGGCATCGAGGTGACGGATCCGGCGGGGTCGATGTAGTAGCGCCAGCCGGTGTTGCGGAGGGTGCCGGATCGGCCTTGGGCGAGGCGGCACCAGATGCGGCGGGCCAGCTCGAGGTCGTTGCCGGTCGGTTCCCAGGTCGCCTCGAGTTCGGCCCGGCTGTGTGGGGTGAGCATGCAGGCTCGGATCAGCTCGTCGGGTCGGTCGCGCAGGACCCGCCAGAACGTCATCAGCTCGCCGTCGAGGTCGTTGACGGTCTCCATCCGTGACGGGGTCTTGGCCAGGAGCACGGAGAGGCCGCCGCAGAAGGGTTCGACGTAGTGCTCGTGGGAGGGCAGCAGTCGGACGATCCAGTCGGCGATGCGCTGTTTGCTGCCGAAGTACGGGACGGGGCTCTTCATCACGCGGCCGCCTTCCGTGCTGCTGCGGTTCCGCGCCAGGTGCGGACGCCGCTGTGGTGGGTGGTGGGGCGGCTGGAGCAGGCCCAGCTCACCTTGCGGACGTAGCCCTCGTCCTGCAGCAGCGTCATCAACCGGCCCCAGTGGGCTTGCGGGTTGGGCGGCTGGGGCAGGTCGTGCGCGTCGGCGATCTCGTAGCAGGTGAAGGTGCGGCCGGTCGCGGCAGCGGCTATGAACCTGGGCCAGACTTCGGCGAGCCACGCCTCGTAGTCCTCGGCCTGCCGCTGCGTCTTCGTCTGCCGCGGCTCGGGCACGCTGCCGTCGAGGGCGGGCTGCACGGTCGCGGTCATGACGCTGCCACCTGAAGCTGCTGCTCGACGGCGGCGATCAACTCCGCGTCCGGCGTCCAGATCCCAAGCTGGCCGCGGACGTCGAGGACCGGCTCGGGCAGGGCGATCACGTCGGCCAACTCCCAGTGATAGAGACCGGGTTGGGCCCAGTAGCTGCAGCAGACTTGGTTGCCGTTGTCGAAGTGGCAGTCGGCGAGGGTGGCGACGGCGACGACCGCGCTGTACACGGCCAGGTGCTCGCCGTAGACGATGGCGTCTCGGTCGGGCTGGGCTCCGGCGTGGATGAGGATCCGGGCGCCGTGGTGCTTGGCGGGGAGCTTCCAGGTGCGGTTCTCGACGCGCTTCGTCTGGTGGGCGATCGCGCCCGCCCATGGCTGTCGAATGGTGAGTGCCTTCATGGCTGTGGTCTCCTGGTGTTGCCGGGGCCGGCCGCATTACGGGTGCGGCCGACCCCGGATTTCACGGGTTGAGGATTGGGTTTCCGGCGCCGTAGACGGCGAGATAGTCAGCTGCCGCTTGGCGGTGGTTCTCGTAGACGCCGACGATCACGTTGCAGTAGTTGCAGAGCAGGGCCCGAACGACGCCCGTGTCGTGGCAGTGGTCAACGGCCAGGCGCCTTTTGGCGGTCGGGCCCTTGTGGCAGATCGCGCACACGCCGGCCTGGGCATCCAGGAGGGCCGCATAGTCGTCGAGGGTGAGCTTGTAGAGATCCCAAAGCTTTCGCTTGAGCCGCTGCTCGGGGGTTTCTTGCCGCTTTCCTTGGCGAGCGGCGTTGCGGCAGACCCCGCAAACCGTTCGCCGACGGCCGTCGCCCTTCTTGTGAAAGGCACCCTCGGGCCGGACTTCTTTGCACCTCGTGCACGTCTTCTGAATGGACACGGTCACTTGCCTCCTCTCGGCGGGCGGGACCCCGGACTCGGGTGGGTTGATCAGTCGACGATTTCGCCCTCGACGGGGCCCTCGTCGTAGTCGGAGTCGACGGTCCCGGGGGTCGGCATAGGGACGGTCGGCGGCAGCGGATCGGGGCGCATCTCGCTGTCCACGGCGACCTGGGCACGCAGCTGCTCGCGCATGTACTCGGCGGAGGTCGGCACCCACTTGGCGAGGCGGTGGGCTCCGGTCTTGAGCCACATGGCTTCCTCGTCCGTGTTCCACGGGGAGCGCTCGGGGTACTTGCCGTTCGCGCTGTCTGACTTGGCGCGGGCCTTGGCGATGTGGCCCCTGTTGAGGACGACGACCTTGCTGGTGGCGCCGTCCTTCATGACGGCGTAGGCGTAGACGAGGCGGAGGGTGCCGCGGTCTTCGGCGTCCCAGTCGATGTCGTGGACGGGTCGTTCGTCGCGGCCGGGCTGGAACTGGAACTTGTCGTTGCTGTAGACGACTTCGACGATCACGGAGGAGATGGCGCCGGCTCGGTACATGAGCTCGATCTCGCCCTGGTAGCCGCGCACCCCGGTGATCTCGGTGCAGCGCTTCCTCTTGTTCCAGCGCGGGACCAGGTAGTACTGCTCGGTGCCGGGTTCGAGGCCGAGGCGTCCGGCGTCCATGAGGACTGCGATGAACTGGCCGACGTCGTTCGTGGCGGCTTCCATCAGCTTGGGGTCGCGGCGAAGGAGGCCCTGGGTGGAGCGGATCCAGGCGCCGACGCGCGGCTGGAGGTGGCTGGGCATGACGAGGGCGAGGGTTTCGCGGTACTGCTCGACCATGGCGGCCGGCCCGGTTTCGCGGACGGCGACGGCGTTGGAGACTGTCTGATCGGTCATGCGGCGCTGCTCCTGTTTCGTGCGGGCTGGAGTGAGTAGGTCTGGCCGTTTCGGACGGTGCGGGTGGCGACCCGGTCGTTGCCGACGACGGCGCGGCGGCCGTCGGCGATCTGGTCGAGGACGAGGCCGGAGGTGCAGCGCTTCTCTTCCTCTGCCGCCTTGAAGGCGGCCAGGGAGGCGAAGTAGCGGTCGCGGAGGGCGGGGTCGATGGGGACGTCGACGTCGACCATCCCGTCGGGAATCTCCTTCACCGCCTGGTAGGTCGCGGCGTGCCCGTCGATGGGGGGCGCCTGGCCCGCGGCGAGGGAGTCCATGAACTCCTGGGCCGCCACGTACATGAGGTGGGCGTCCTCGTCGTCCGGTTCGACGATGTACTCGCGGTAGTCGGCGAGGCCGAAGAGGACTGCAACGCGGGCGCGGCGGGCACCGAGGGCGCGGCAGTACCAGCGGACCTGCGCCTTGTAGTGGACAGGGATCTGGTCGGTGCCTTCCTCGCCCCACTCGAAGTCGTCGTAGGCGGTCTTCGCCTCGATCACTTCGAGTTCTCCGTCGGCGGTGAAGCCGAGCCGGTCAGGGTTGGCGATCCACCACGGCGCGTCGTCGGCTGCGTAGGTGCCGGCCGGGAGGACGAGGAGCTCGGGGTGCCGTTCGGTGAACTCGGCGCAGATGGTGGGTTCGTGCTTCTTGCCCCAGTACATCTCGGAGGTCTCCTGGACGGGCCCGATGTTGCCCTGCTTGCGGTGCCACAGGGAGAAGCGGGACTCGTGCGGTGACAGGCCGAGCACTGCGGAGATCTCGGAGCCGCCGATGCCGTTGGCGCGGGCGGCGTGCCACTCGTCGGTGCCAGGCTCGAAGGTTCCGATCAGGCGCCCGGCGGGCGGCGAAGGCTGGATGGCGGTCACGCGACACCGTCCAGCGGCATCGGCTGGGCGCACGCCTCGCACAGGCCGGATTCGGCGATGGGCCCGTCGTCGTTCTTGCAGCGGGTGCAGCGTCCGGCGGCGATGTCCTGCAGCCGGGCGACGCCGTTCGGGTCGTACTGGATGGCGGTGACGGCGGCCACGTACTCGGGGAATCCGGCGGCGAGCCGGTCGAGGTTGGCCGGGTCCGCGGTGCCCATGGCGGCGAGGAGGGCGGTGGTGAATGATCCGGCCTGGTAGCCGCCCTCGCGGCCGTAGTGGAACAGGACGTGCGCGGCAACGTCCGGCGGAATGGTGGGGCTGCTGGTGCTCATGTGAGGCTCCAAATGGGTGCACTGAGGGCGGGCGGTTCGCCCCGACCGGGGGGTGGTGCGGGGCGAACCGCCCTGGGAGGCCGCGGCGCGCAACGGGGGGAAAGCGCCAGCGGCCGGTCTGTGGTTGGTCAGGCGGTGGCGTCTGCGGCCTCGGCGGCGGCCTTCTCGGCGAGGTTCTTCTTGTGCGCCTCGTAGTCGTCGTGCCACTTCTGCGGGTTGTGGCCGGCCTCCTCGGCCTCGTCCCACGCCCACTCGCCGATCTCGCCGGACTCCAGCTGCTCGCTGAGGTCGCGGACCGTGTTCTCGGCGAGGTCGGGGTCGGCCTTCTTTAGGGCCTGCAAGATGCGGTAGGCGGACCAGGCGTAGATGCCGGAGTGGACCCAGGCGTTGAAGGCTCCGCGGCTCTTCTCGGTGTCCATGTCGGCGCCGAACATCTCGGACGTGGACCGCAGGGTGTGCCGGAGCATCTCCTCGGCCATCTCTGCGACGGCGCCCGGGGCGGGGGGTGCGGTGATCGTGGCTGGCTCGCCGCCCTGGCCGAGGCTCCCGGCCCATGCGGTGAGGACGGTGGCGCGGTCCTTCGCGTCGCCCCTGTAGCGGCAGGGCATCTGCATGCCGATGAAGTCCTCGCCGACGAGGAGGAGCGGCTTTTCGGCTGCGCTCTGCCACACGCGCAGGTGGCTGTCGGCGTTCTTCCAGCGGGCAAGCATCTCGGTGTCGAGGCTGAGGAGTTCGTCGGCGAGGGCGGTTTCCTGCATCGCGTCGCGGAACAGGTGCTGCCACTTGGGCCAGGTCAGATCCTTCGCCGGGACGGTGAGCTTGCCGTCGTCGTCGGCGATTGCGAGACCGTCGCTGCCGGCCGTCAGGTCGAGGATGGTGTCGCCCTCGTGAGCCTCCAGCCAGGGGACCATCCAGCCGAGGGTCTTCTCGCTGACCGTGAGGGACCAGGTGTCGGTCTCTTCGCGGACCTTGGCGCGGGCTACGGCGAAGGTGTAGCGGTCGGTGGCGAGGGCGTGGATGTGGATGCCGTCGCACTCAAGGCGGATGCCGTTGAGGGCGGGCATGGTGTCGTCGGGGCTGATGTGCGGGCGGGTCTGGTGGATGAGCCGCTGCAGCTTGTGGGCGTTGATCGTGGTCACGGTGATCCTTCCGTGGGATGCTGTGGTGGATCGCCGCCGACTTCACCTCGGCGGCGGTTTCGTTTTGGGCGCCGGCTGGCCGGGAGGGTGCACCGGCCAGCCGGACGTCAGGCGGCCGGGTCGGGCTGGTCTTTGACCCAGGCGGGTACGTGGTCCGGCTTGCGACGGGCCATCGGCGACTGATGGAGGGCGTAGACGGGCCCCTCGGCGAACCGTTCGCGGAGGCTGCTCACGTCGAGTTCCTGCGTCTCGGCGGCGGCCGCTTCGGCGAGGACCCCGATTTCCAGGCGCCGCTTCGCTTCACCCAGCTGCCGTTTGAGGTCGCGGATCTGCCGCTCCTGCTCAACGACGATCTGCTCGGCGGCCTGTCGTGCGTGTTCGGCGAACTGCAGGGACGCGTACACGGCTTGGCGGTCTGCGCGGAGCCGCTCGAAGTAGGCGTCGGCCTGCGCCTTCCACTCGCTGAGCTTGCGGTTCTTGGCGCGAAGGCGTTTGACCTCGTCGCTGGCACGGTGCCTGCGCGTGGGCCGGGCCGCGCTGCTCAGGCGGGGCAGGTAGGCGGTGATGCTCACTGCTCCCCCTCGGGGTTGTCGTCGGTGATGAAGCAGCGGATGAAGGCGGCGAGGATCGGGCCGCACACCAGGACTGGCCCGGCGATCTCGAATGCGGTCTTCACTGCTGCTCCTTGCGGGCGTTGATGCGGCGGCTGATGGACGGGCCGAAGAGGAGGAGGAAGACGGCGACGTTGCCGAGCGCGGCGACGATCCAGATCACGAGGCGTCCTCCAGGAAGCTGCGGTCGATGTAGCCGGCGGCCTTGCTGTCGGCGTAGTCGCGGGCGTCGCGGAGTGCGTGCCCTTGCTCGATGGCGGCGGCGAGGCGGGCCTCCAGTTCGCGGACCCGCTGGTCGAGGCCGCGGATGGTGTGCCGGGCGAGCGCGTTCACGAACCCGCCGTCGGCGACAGCACCGGCGACGGCAGCGGGGCGGTCACGTCGCCATCACCCGGTCGGCGGCGGCGTGTAGGGCGGACACGATCTGCAGCTGGGTGCGGCCTGCCTTGCGCTCCCACTCGGCGATTGATGCGACGTCGAGGTGGGTGGCGAGGGCGTCGTAGGCGTCGAGCGTGGTCCGCTCGGCGTCCGGGCCGGAGATGCCGGGAACGAATCCGGATGCCTGGTCGATCGCGGTCATGACCGGGTTGCGGAGCGCATCCCAACCGCCGACGTCGACCAGGCCGGCGGCGTCGAGGAGGACGCCACGGATGCGGGAGCGGGTTACGGAGAGGGTCACCATCACGCCACCGCTTTCAGCAGGGAGGCATCCGCGGGGACCGGGCCGGAGTAGCCGACCAACGCCACCGTCACCCCGGCGAACTCGATGTCGGCGCGCATCGTCGTCTGGCCCTCGGTGCGGATGTAGAACGCCACCTCTTCAACAGGGATGCCGAGGGCTTCCCGCCAGGCTTCGAAATCGCCGAACCCGCCGTACAGGTGGACGGAGACACCGGCCGTCGACGGCACGATCTCCTCGGCCGGAAGCAGCGGGTGCTTGGCGATGAGGGCGTTCACGGCTGCGACAGACGTCGCGAGGTCGAGCAGCATCACGCCTCCAAGGCGGTCGGGGTGTATCCGGCTTCGGCGGCGTCGTGCAGCTGGAAGACCAGCTCGCCCGCCTCGAAAGCGGCCGTGGTGTCGGAGTGCAGGCCGCAGTGCGCGGCCAGGCCGAGCAGCGGCAGATGCAGGAACGGGTGCGAGGGCGAGACCATCTCGGGGCCCGTGACGTCGTCGAACTCGTGCTGGTCCCAGGCCCATTCGGTGCCGGTGATGTCGACGTGGGTGCGGGACAGGAACCAGATGCGGTGGTCCGGCGAACGGAACAGGGGCGGCTTCGGTGCAGCGGCGAGGCGGGCGGCCACCTCGACGGTCGCCGTGCCGTACAGGGGTTGGCGGATGTCAGTCACGACGCGCCCCCGATCCGGACGACGAGCCGCGGGTTGTAGGCGGCGAGGACCTTGTTCGCGGCGGCGATGTCCGCGAGCAGCCACTGCCGGGACTCCTCATACCGGGGGCCACGCGCCAGACCGAACGAGTACGCGGCCGAGGTGGCCTTCCGCTCCGCCTCCAGGACGCGGGGCGGAAGCTGGGAGCCGATCTGGACGGCGACGGCGCCCGGGACGGGGACGCGCGGGAGGTTCAGGGCGATCAT